GCGTCGATGTATCGCTGCTTTACATCTTCACGAGAGCGCTTGACTTCTTTCATCGCATCCTCGTTGAGCTCATGCTCAATGTCGTTGAGCACCTCGATGCTGGCCTTGAGCCTGTGATCTTCGCCAGCCGTGAATGTGGTTCGCTTGATGTCGAACCCGTAGCTATCAGCCAACTGCTCACGGGATGGGAAATCAACGTAGTCGAACTCACTTCCAAGCCGCTTCTGAGCATCCTCGCGGATACTGTCGTAGTCCTCGTTGACTATCTTCTCGACCAACTCCTCAGCCTTGAGCTTGTACTCCTTGAGTTTGCTCATAACGTCAGGACAATACTTTGCCTGTATCATACGCCAGCCATCCTCACCGTAGGCACTCGTGCGAAACGCAAGGTAGGCACGGGCCTCGTTAAGAATCTTGGCGTGCTTCTCCATGTTCTCGCCCTGCATCTTTGTCAGTCGTGCACCAACTGATGCGAGGTCAATGCCCTTGAGCATCGCAGCCTCCTTGGCTACACGGTCTGACTTCTTGACGGAGCTCGGCTTCCTGAGCTTGATCCGAATGAGCATGATGCTCTGAGTCATGCGACGAAGAACCTTGTCGCGGTTCTTGCCCAAGTCCTTGTTCTTTATTTGTATGTGGTTAACTTGCATTACTTGTTTACTTGTTAGCGGTTAATACTTTTAAGTATAAGGGGATTAACCTTACCCATTATTCTTTTCGTCCCATGTCTTGTAGGCATCGGACGCCTCGTATGTCAGTCGATTCTTACCGAACGCAAAGAACTGACCTTGGTATTCCTGCGGCCACCTGCCGATGTATCGACAGAAGGCTTCGGTCTTGCGCTTGTCTTCGACAGCCACGCCTTCCTCGTTCACGGGGCCAGCGGCATCGACTAATGAGATAGCCGTTGCGTAGTAGAGTCCCGGCTCCTTGGGCAGCTTGGCTTTCATTGGGTCGGCCAACACATCCTCGGGCTTGGGACATTGCTCATGCTTTTTCTGGAACTCGATGAACGCAGTGCCAGCAGCACGGCCAATGGTTCCGTAGATGAGCGCGTTGATCACACGAGGATTGGTGTACTCATCCCTGCCTATCTCAAGACAGCCCTCCAGCAAACGGATGGCGTTGTGGTAGGAGCGAGCATTGCACTTCGCACGCTCGGGGTAGCTGATGTCATCACCGAATACCTGCTGACGCTGGTACTTGGCGAACGCTTGGGTGTAAGCTGGCAGGTTTTCATTCCGTGCCCAGCGAACCCATTGATCTGCATTCTCCTCGCTGTTGTGGGCAACATAGAGATGGGTCATCCTAGTTGCCAACGCCTCGGAGAATTGTGTCGTGCCGATGTCCGACTCACCGTTGCAAGCGGCGACGATCCTGACATTGGCGTACAACTTGTGGCCATTGACCGAGCGATCCAGTATTATCTGCAACGCTACGTTCAGAACCTCCATCGTTGACCGATCCAGTTCATCCAAGAACAGGACAGCCCACTCTGTTGGGTTGCCTTTGACGCTGACGAATCCTGCGTCCATCAGGTTGCCGCCCATGTCGAACCGTTGAAACGGCATGAGCTTTGATTGAAGCCACTCCACCATCTTCTTCTTGGCGTCGATGAATGGCATGCCTCCAATATCGGGCGGCTCTTTGTCGCTGCATCGGAAATCGAACAGCGCCCAGTCCAGTTCACGGCAGATGTCGTAAACGATGGATGACTTTGCACAACCCGGTGCACCGATCAGGCACATGGGTTGGTCTTTCATTATCCCTACCTTAATGGCAGAGCGGATGACATTTAACGGATAGGCGATTGCCTCGTTACTAATGCTCACTTTGTTTTATCTTTCTTTAGTTGTTAGACGAACAGCCGAATTGACTGCTCCCGTCAAACAACAGACCACATTGTATCACACTGTGCCACAATGTCAATATTATTTTTTTAATAATAATCCTGGGCTGGCCTGTTGGTTGATGGGAACAGCCACACCGAATGGCGTGGCTGAGTTATACTTGAAAGTATAACTATTTGATCATGGCCCTGATGTCCGTGATGGATTCCTTGACCAGATACTTCTTGTTAGTGCACACGATCTTGGTGATTACCTTGCCGCACCTCAGCTTGAATGGCTGGATGGACTCGATGTACCTCGGATTGATGTGACGTACCCGCATGACCGCATCTAGCTTTTTGATCTTTGGGTTGTTGTAACCTTGTTCGGTATCTCCTGACAGCGTGACAGTTATCAAGCGTCCTCCTTTCGTATGCTCTCGATGGCCTTGGCAGCTATGGTGTGAGGGTCATCCTCCAGCGGCTTGTCGCACTCAGTCTTGATGTGCTGATTAAGAATGCCAGCAGCAGTTTCAAATGCACCTGCTATCTGATCTCGTGCTGCCTGAGGCATCAGCGGACAGTTGATAGTATCAACCTGATCTGTTGATGCGTGGCTTGAACCCGCAACCCTGCCGCCGATGTGAGGCAAGAAGTCTCTGCTTACAGCTTCCCGAATATTACGGGCGAACTTCTGCATTAACTCTGACTGGCTTGCGAGTCTCTCTATTTTCTTGGTGTCCATTAGCTTATACTTTCAAGTATAACTCCTCTTTCATAGGGTGCTCATAGCGCTCACGCTGCCTAGCAATAGCTTCTACTGGCACGTTGTGCTTACATCTAGCTGCCAACTGCTCATCAGTTAGCCCAGCAGGCGAGTCGTAGATGTCAACCACACCCCATTGGTATCCCCAATGGATGGCAAGTTGCACATAGTTTTCCCACTCCCACCTCTCAGTGTTTGTGTTGTCAACTATGACAGTAGAGTCACCTCTATTTATGGCATAGATGAAGCGACTAAGGCATTGAGCATGAGCCTTGCCTAGTAGGCTTGGGTCGAAGTGGTATTCATCAAGCCCCATCTCAAAGAACCTATCTGCTGAGCACACCGATGCATTGGGGAAGTTTGTATTCGCCCAATGAGTTTTGCCTGAGCCAGACAAGCCTTGCATTATTATTACCTGTTTCATTCGCTTATACTTTCAAGTATAGGTTTCACCATCGGATGGTTGGCCATGTTGGGGTTGATGCAGTACCGAGAACCGATAGTCCCATTGAGGCCCAGCGCCTTGATTTGTTTAGCCACATCCCTCGGGATAACCTCCCACTCATCCCAAGGTATTCGCCTACCTTTCGGCATCCTAGCTATCACCTCGTCAACAGTTAACGGAGGGCAGTACCAACCTGCCTTGTCCCAGTCACCGTAGTGTCGGTAAACGATGCCTTCATCCTTGGACAACTGCTTCATTATCGCTTTCTCCTCAGGCCCGTATGGGTCAAGGGCAGGCAACTTTACCCAACCTTCTGGCGCTGGTTCCTCTGTTTTGTTTTTACCAGTGAAACCACGACGCCGCCTGTATTCGCTTATGTATGGCATGGCTGTTAGTCTCCGATTGTTCGCAGTAAGCAGGAGAATGCATACTCATCACCTTCTGGTGGAGTAGGCACTCTGTCTTTGTCATCAATGGTGTAGTCGATTGACTGCACCATAGCCTCGGTATCCTTCGGTTGAGGATACCCCTCTGGGATTGCGTGAGACGCCGCCGCGTTTTGGTTTATCATTACTTTGTTTTTACTTGGTTACTTGATGAGTGCTCCACCATTAATGGTAGGTGAAGCGAGATAGCTTAACGCCATGATGGCGAATGCTGCGTACATGATTATACTTAGAAGTATAAGCCCGATGGTTTTAATGGCTCGCATTAATAGCCTCCTGTTGGGCCATAGCCTCCAGTTCGTCGTTCAGTACCGTGTCCCTATCGACATCGCCCATGAGGTTCTTAACCAGAGAGCGTTTCTCCGCTACGGGAATCAGTTCGCCGCGCTGTATGGCCAAGGCGTACATCCTTGCGATAGGCAGCAGCCTGCCGCAGGATGAATACTCCTCGTCTCCCAACTTTGGATACCACCAGACAAATAGCTCACGAGGATTGATGGTTACCGCATTATGGTAGTCAGCAAACCGCATCACCTCGGCAATCTCTTTGAAGACTATCTGAGGAATTGCGTCATCAAACGTGCCGCTTAGGCCAGCGGCTTTGAAGAGTTCATTCTTGTTCATTATACTTATAAGTATTATTTAATGGGGGAGTCCTTCAGCATTAAACCGAAGCCGATGTTCCCAAACTTGTGCTCGTTTGGATTGCGTTTGGTGCGGACGTAGTTGGTCACATGGGCCAACGGCTTCCCGTTCAGGGAACGCCAGCGCCGCACGTTGTTCTCGACCTGCTCTGGAGTAGCAGGTTCGCCGATGTAGACATTATTCTTAGTCATTTTATTTTTCCTTATGCTTATACTTCCAAGTATAAGCCCGTTAACCCTCAAGCGCGTGAGAGCTAACGGGCAAAAGGAAAGGGGCCACGCCGTAGCGTGACCCCCTTCTCCTGATTATACTTTCAAGTATTATTCAGCCACCGACCTGATGACTTTCAAGGCGTCCTCGAAACTGACGCCTGTTTCTGCCTCTATTATCTGAGCCTGCGAGTATTCGCAGGGACGCTGTTCGTTTGACCTCTTCATGGCGTCGATTCGCCTCCTCCTATCCTGAGCGTACTCAGGGACGGGATGGTCAACGCCCACGACGAATTCCAACGCGCGTTGGAGAACCTTTTTTTGTGTCTTGGTCATAGCTTATACTTTTAAGTATTAACCTTGAGCCTTCTTGGCTTCGACCTTGCCCTCTTTGACGAGGCGAGCAGCAGCCAACGCAGCAGCGCTGATTGCCTTTGCATCGTATTCGCCTTCGCCCAGCATCAACGCCATGACATCGGTGAAGCGGTTGACCAAGCTCTCGTTTTTAACCTTGCGACCACCACCCGCAGCGCGAATACGCTCGCCCTTTTTGGCACGCATCTCACGGAACTTGTTGCCGATGTGGCTGTCAGAATACCCCGCTTCGATTGCCCATGCCTTGATGGTCTTGTCCGAATATCCCTTGTTTTGCAGGATTGCAATGTGACGGAACAGATTGCTCTCGCCCTTGAGCGCGTGCTGGCAGGTCTGGATGAACATCGCCCGATCTTCTGACGATTCATCTTCGCACTCAGTGACCACCGACTCGCTGACTATTTCTTCCAACTGTTTCTCGTTATACTTTGGAGTATAACCTTTTCCCATTGAGAACTTTTTAATGGCTGAGTCCTCAGTTGATAACGCGAACATGTCAATTTGTTCGCCCGATTTGTTAGCTTTATTTTTCATTACTTTGTGTGCGGGTACTACCCGCATTCACTAGGTAAAAACTCACGCATCAAAAAAGCGCTTTCACTGTTCGTTATCGTTTCATCCTTTGGGACATTTTCAGCCCAGCCCATTTTTCGCGTGGGAAAAAATCGTCCCAACAATAATCCAATATATTGAGATTCCTGCTGTTTACTGGGTATATATGGGGGTTGCTGGGAAATCGCTAAATCATAGGATACATACCCACCCCACAAGCGGGGTCGGTAGCCCTCGGGCTCTGGTATATAATATATGGGTCTTCTAGTTTTCTGAGCCAAAACCCGAAAACGGCCTTAGCGCGGGATCGCTAAAGCTGATATACTGAGCAACTCATGTCTGAATTGATCAGTAACCTCCAAGAAGCGCTTGAAGAAATGGCAAAAACAGGAAATCAAAAAGGAATAGACGTACTCGAAAGAGCACTGAGGCAGGCAAATAAAATGATTAATACCAGACAGCCCTCAGATTAAGTGACCTTTAAATATATCGCGCTCTTTTAGGTAGTCTGAGAACTTAAAAAACTGGTGTCGCCGCTTGGGATCGGCATCCAAATCGTTCTTTACCTTAATAATCGCGTTATAAACAATCGTCCTGTCACGATTCCAGAACATCCCGATGATGGATTTCTTTATTTGAGCCCGATCTGCGATATACATGCAGACATTTCTGGGCCAAGTGAGGCGTCTTAATCTGGAATTTGATTTGAGTTGCTCTAAATCCTGCTGGAAAAATTCGGATGCAGCTTCAGCGAGCACCCTTTGATTGCGTAATTTCATTCTGCGGCTGGCTTATTCTTATGCATGGGGCACTTATCGGACAAATAGAAGACTGGTTTACCGTCTTCCCCGGGCCATCCACGGCCATTTCTGTTATCAGGCACGGGACAAAGGCAGCCTTTACCTACGGCTGCGATGCTTCCCGGTGTTAGTAGTTCGCTTGGTGACTTTTCTTGCTTTTGCATTTGTAGATTTTCGCTTCGCTTTCTTCCTTGGGGTTAGCATTGAGGCCATCCACTTGAAGGCATCTGGGTTATCAGCCCATACAGCGCATATCCCATTGGTGATTCTGTTGGTGAGGTTCTCCTCATCGGTGGAGTTGATCCCCATTCCGTAGTGCACGGCATGTATGAGCTCGTGCAGGAAGGTGTTGGCTAGGGCGGTCTTAGGTTGATCCTCGATGATCCAGATGGTTAGCCCTGTAAAGTCGCACCAGCCCAGCTTGTCGCCCCCAGAATCGTCCTTCCCAGTCCACTTCACCTCGTATTGCAATCCGAGTACATTGACATTAGTGGGGCGCATTAGTTGTTCTCAGGTTTCTTGATCCAAGGGAGAACGCGGTCATTGCCAAAGCATTCATTGTAAAACTGCTGCAAGGTGACCAGCCTGCCAAGTATGAACGCTGATTCTGGGGATAACATGCGAGTAACCTCAATGTAGTTACTGGCTCCGATCTCAATGCTTTTGATTCCCTTAGCTGCAAACTCCTTGCCCAGTATTGAGGTAATACAATCTATCTCACCAAGCAGGTCTTCCTCGTTGGTTATTTCCAGCGGTTGGTTAGTAACATCGTAGCTATGGCCCCGTAATTGCATATATCTATGGCGGTATCTTCTAATGATTCATCTTTTACCTTCGCCCCTTTGCCTTCCATTTTCTTTTGGGAGAGGTTGAGCAACCGCTGTACTTTATCATTTAACCTTATAGCCACGCCAATGACGTTCATGTCCCTGGAATCAGAGAACGCGATGTTCTTTGAACCGTAATCGTGTTGCTTGTTATCAAACAGCTTGCACGCTTTTAGCGCTGTCTTGAGGCGCTCTTGCCCCATCTCTGTCTTGAGATTTAGCTGTTTCGCTAGAGTTGCCGCTATCTCGTCCTCCCTTCGCACTTGGGAAGGTGTCGAGGTAATCGGCCCAGTCGTCGTCATTCCAGAACCAAAAGGGAGATCGTTCATGTTTTTGCATTTAAAAATTCATAGTTATCCAACCAAGACCATAGTTTCTGATCCACGACTCGGACATCGTGATCAGGGCATTCTTGTTTATGGCTTCTTATGGCAGCCGCCAGATCGTTAATGACGGACTGCTTGTGAGCTACGAGGTCTTCCTCATCCATGATGAGGGGTTTCTCTTTTTTCTTATTGGGAATAATTTGTCCCATACGAATTACTTTAAAATTATCAGGCATTGTCTTTGGGAAAAAAAATTCCCAGCAACAAGGTGACAAACGGAAACCTTGTTACTGGGAAACGAGGGGTTTCAAGGGCGGGAGGAGCTAAGAAATCCCACCGTTCGGAGCTATTACCTCCGACACCATTCCCTCGTAAATTTAGAAAGGATTACCTTCTCCGCTGTCAGAAGGGGCAACCGAGTGAAGCACTCCGATGTCGCCCACCATCTTCAACTTGGCTTTGGTGGTTCCGTCTTTGGCTTCGTAGACCTCTGCTGATGGTCGCCCTTGTGCGTAAACCATTGTGTCTGCCGTAAGGGAGTCAGCCTTACCTACGTTGCGCTCTCCAAAACCTACAAAATCCCAGTAGGTCTTGAATGTTTTGTCGGCATAATCGCCGCTACCTTGTTCTTCAGTTACGATGGTTCCACCGATAAACTGCTTCCCACTTGCCTTGCCAGTGAGAACATTGATGTCACGAACTAACCTTCCTGCTATAGCTGTATTATTCATATTTATTCTAGTTTCTGCTTTTTTGATTAAAGATGCTCTGACCTTAGCAATAGCACTTATTTCAATTTGCTGGACGCGCTGACGGGAAATACCCATATCCTCAGCCACTTGTGACTGGGTTTTTACAGTATTTAAATCGAGTAGCTCCCTCTCAGTACCACCATACTCCTTTAATAAAGTCCTTCTATTCCTTTGGTCGAGTAAACACCTCAGGCAGATTTCTACTGGTTTTTCTAACGGGGAGAAGTAAACGCTCCTGCAAGAAACACATAGGTAGAAACAACCTCTGCCTGACGCACAATTTATTGCATAGTCACACATTGTGCAACACTTTTCTTAATCTTTTTTCGAGATAAATTCGATTTCCTTTGGCGGTTATAACAGCGGGTAAATTAGTAACTGACGGTTAGGTTAAATCAGGTTATCGGGTTTGTTTTTCCGTCCTTTGTCGGCAACGAGTTTTGGTTACAGCACCCCCTTGGAAATCATATTAATTTCCTTATTTTGTTAATAAGCTCCTTTCCCAATCCTTACCCCCGTTATCCCCGAGGGTAGGCTAAAACATTATTAATCCTTGGCGTTTTGCCTAGTTTTCTTGGCGTTGCAGGCTGGGATTATTTGGTCTGTTTTTCCTTTCTCGTATAACTGAGTCTGGCTACAGCAATCATATCCTCAAACGCCGCGTGCAACCGATGTAACGTGCAGGTTTCCCTGCTTGGATATGCCCTTTTTACGGTCTTGGGGGTCGCTAATGAGTTGATCACGCTAGTGGCCCTACCAAGAAAACCTATGTGCGGGAGAGGTATAAATGTGTTATTGCATACTGTCAAACAATTTATTACATTGTGCCACAGAGTGGTGCAGCATGTTGAGTTTTTTGTTGAGCACAGAGATGAGGAATGGTGGGTGATGAGCAAGAGCAGATCGTTCCCGAATCCAAACCCAGTGGGGCAGAGGTTCGTGAAGATGGAGTACGGCCCGATTCTGAAGGTGGTTCATCAGACGGAGGAGGAGGCGATCAAGGAGAGGGACTGGCTGGAGGATCACATCAAGCGGTACGAAATGCGGAAGGCGAAGACCATGAGAAAGAGGCGGCGAGCCACTTCATAAATTATGTGGCTGCTAGGGTAGGGGCTAAGCCCAGTGTGATGAAGGCGGTCTGGGCTGCGATTGTGCAGGAAGCGCCAGCTTACTTACTGGAGGAGCAGCGCAGCATTAACATGGGCTTTGTTGAGTTGACCGCTATCCCGTACAGGGAGAACTGGAAGCAAATCATGCATGCCAAGTTTCCGAAACTGGTTCCGTCCTTAAAGAAGGTTCCCCGGGAAATGGCTGATGCTTATCTTTTTAATGTAGGCTGGGATGCCGAGCTTCTTAATTCAGAGCTTTGTGAGTTCCATAGGAATGGCAGTCATTACGGATGGGCGATTGAAGCCCACGAAAAGAGGCAATGGCAGCTAATTTCCTATGAATATGAGAGAAAACAAAGGGAATCACTGGGTGCTGCTCGATACGCATCAAGGTGGATCAAGGTGGTTCGCAAGGCTGCAAGAAGGATTTTAAAGTATTTTTTAAATTATGTGGCGAAAACGTCTATTCCGTGCGCGGCAGTTCGTGATGGCGGCAACAAAAGGGGCAATTATCTTGTGCCACACACCCCCAAAGGGAAAGTGCGCCCAACGGCTCCTCAGAACTTTGTTGTTCATGCTGTCAACGATCCGCAAGAAGGAGAAATTAAATCGCCAGAGGGGGCGACTTTATCTGGCCCGACTAAAAAAGTGCCACCAGTGCCCTTTATTTCATCCGATCCTAAAGACTTGTGGAAGCGCTGATACAATAGATGACGGAGGGGAACCTATGGGTTGCCTTTGCTTTATGCCTTTTAAGGCAAAATTAAATGTAGATTGTTGGTTAAGAGAAAATGAAGACAGATACGGGCCAATCGCCAGAGAGTACGGATGGGCAGACCCCATCAGAAATAACTAATCCACCCATTGAGGTAGGCAAAGGAAAGGTTGAACCTGAGAAAATAACATCTCAGGAGATCGACGATGCCGCTCGGGAGCTTGGGCTCAAGAAGATCGGGGCCGCTACGATCAAGAGGCTAAGTGACGTTGGGATAGCTGCTGAGCAGTATGGAGCTATCAAGGTGGCCCTAGGCAGGGTGGTTGTATCTGATGATCGGCTGGATCGGCTCATGGAGGTTGTCCTCGATGTGGCTGAAAATTCAGAGGAGCCCGAGATTCAAATCAAAGCAGCGGCAGCGGGTTCTTCTCTTGCTCAACAGATTTCTAAGAACGCTGATCTCGTTTACAGAATGCAGAATGATAAGATGATTCAATCAAGTTCTGATAAGAGAAAGTTTCAATCTTTTGGCCCAGATCATGTGGTTGTCCCGGTGCAATCCAACGTGCAGGTCAATTTGTCGAAAGACGAGGAAAGCTGATAAAATGCCGCTGATATGGCGGTTAATGGAACCCGACGCTTAGGGCGGTCAGACAGGCTGACACCAGATCAGAGGGAGAGGATAACAAGTAACTTGGTTAAGGATGAAGATTCCTTAACGAGTGACAGCCCTCATCATGTGCCTACCCAGCAATCAGTGAAGCACTATGTGGATAATAAATATTCCCAGCTTCGCTACACTCACACCCAATCCACCTCCGCTAACCCTTGGTCAATCACGCACAACCTTGGGTACTATCCTGACGTTACGATAATGAAGTCTGTAATTGGCGGGGGATCAGATGACTACGAGGAGGTAGAGGCTCACATTCAGCACAACAGCGTGAACGATTTAACAATAAACTTATCTGGAGCAACATCAGGTAAGGCACTTATGAGATAACATCATGGCAGATAAAAAAGTTTTTACTAATCTTCAGTTTGAAGGAAACGCGGAGTTAAAATTTCCAAGGGTACACCCCGATGGTTCAGCACCAGCATCCAAAGGGCCGGGGCAAGCCTACTTTGATACAGGAACAGGAGGCACACTAAACCTACAGTTCGCAGAGGCAGGGGGAACTAACGATTGGCGGGCAGTACACACCTCTGGCGTTCCGTTCAGCACCGATCAAGTGTTTACCTCCAGCTTGGCTACTGGGACTGCACCGTTCACGATTACGTCTACCACTAAAGTCGCAAACCTTAATGTTGATAAACTGAATGGGCGTACTTGGTCTGAATCGACTACTGGTGACACTATTGTATCAAGAGATGGATTAGGCCGAATAAAAGTAACAGCACCTAGTTCCTCGGACACAAGCTCATCTTTAAATTTATACGCAGTCAATAAGGGCTACGTCGATAATGCGATTCAAGGGCTGGATCACAAATCATCTGTTCGGGTAGCCACGATAGGAGCTAACATTGACATTAGCGGAACCGCTACAGATATAGACCACGGCGATACCTTTAATGGAGTAAAATTAACAGAAGGAGATCGTGTTCTTGTTAAGGATCAAACTGTTAAAGCGGAGAACGGAATCTATGTTGTGGGGGCGGCGAATCAAGGAGTCTCAAGAGCTACTGATGCTGACACTACGGGTTCCACGGATATATCTGCTGGATCGGATGGTAGCGGTTTTACGGGGTCAGGCAGCGATGCAATATTAGGATGGTCAGCGTCTTCTGGGACACCATCTGTTTCCTCTGGGGCTTTATCATGGACGCATCCAAGCAACACAGATTGGCATTCTCTTAACACTACGTTCACGGCAGAATCGGGGAAAACGTATGTAATCAAGGCAACATTCACGGGGAACACCACAGGGGCGTGGAATTTCAGAGCAACCGATGAAAATAGCCAGCATTCTACTGAATACGGAAATATTGGGGGAAGTTTCAATAACGAGTCTGTTGAGTTAATCGTAACACCAAATATAAATGGTACTGTCTATGTTTATTTTAACAGTCAGGCAAGCGGGGCAGTAATTGAGTTGTCGGCGTTGTCAGTTTTAGAGACAGCTTTAACGGATGGTGCGTTTGTTTTTGTTGAAGAAGGGAATGCGTTGGCTAATACAGCTTGGGTATTGAGCGATGCTTCTCATGTTGGCGACTGTCTATGGACACAATTTTCTGGGGCTGGTCAGATTACCGCTGGAGATGGTTTAGCCAAGAATAGTGATATTTTAAGCGTTGATCTTGCCGCTGGAACACCCCTTCAGATTTCCAGCAACAAATTGTCTATGGCAGCGATTGGGGTGAATGACCTAGCCGATGACGCAGTAACCGCTGCCAAGCTGGATGATGACGGTAACTTTACAATGGCCAAGTTAGGTCTAGGGGGTTCTCCTACGGCGACACAACTCGGTTCATCCAGTTGGCCTACCAACGCTTTAGATGTCAACGGTGCTATTCGTTTGCTTGGGGGAGGATACGCAACGTATGCGGCAAAACTAACAGCAAGATTAGACTCAGAACATTGTTTGACGTTAGAGTCACAAATTAATGACACTACTCCGTTTGAGGTTATTGGGACGTATGCAGGAAGTGGTGGAGCAAGCCCACGGGTTGTGTTGTCAGCGAATGGCAAACCAGTAGGAATAAATGTTACCGACCCCAGCGGAACCCTGCACGTTCAAACGGCGAGGTATGGGAGTAATCTTTTAACAGGATCAAAGGCGTTTACTACTACTAGCGGAACTGATTGGGCTGTTGAAGCAGGATGGTCTTTAAGCGGAGGAACCGCCACAAGGAATAGTAGCTCATCCGATGAAAAGTGGATTTACGTCACTTCATTAACTTCAGTTGGTAAACGCTATAAATTCTCATTTAATTTTAATAGGACTGCTGGTTCTGGTCATTTGGAGGTAGTGCAGTTTAACTCTGGCTGGATAGTAATTACAGACAACGTGGCTAACGCTGACGGAGCAGGGTCAGTAACAGGTTATTATAACACTACAACAGGCAGTAATGGGGGTTTTTACATTCGGAACTCTGGAGAATGGCAGGGGACATTTACTGGACTGACGATAGTAGAGGACACACTAACCGCCAATGCTTCGGCTACGGAAGCTGGAGGTTTGTCGGTCAACGCTGCCGCCGATGATCTGGTTATAGCGAACAACGATCACGGTGGTTTGTCTATTATTACTCCAGCGGATAAGAAGGGTATAATATTCTTTGGAGACAAGAACGACAATGACCGTGGTGGAATTAAATATGACCATGCCGAAAACAACAGCGAAGTAGCCACCGATGAACGTATGGAGTTTTCAGTTAACGGAGACAATAAAGCGTTAACTCTGCACTCTGATCTGTCAGCAAAGTTTGAGGGTGGAATAGGTATAGGCACGGTAGAATCAACTGCTGGACATATTACTGCATTAGATACAACTCCATTAATCACCGCAAAAAACAGCAACGACAATTTAGCCGAAATAGGGGCAGGATCAACGGGGGGTAAGTTTTATGCGGGAGGAGACAATGGGGCTATCTTGTTATCTACATTTGGAACGTCATATCTTAATTCGGGTAATGTGGCTATTGGTGGGGATGCTGCTTCTGCAAAATTAGAGGTAATAACGGGCAGCAATACTGACGGCATTCAAATTCGCCGCAACAGCGCAAACGCAACGTCAACAGCATTACTCGGCTTTAGGACATCGTCTGGAGCTAACGCAACAAACACCTCTAGTATAGCGGCAGTTAGAACTAATTTACCTAACGCTGGAGACAACAAATTAGTTTTTCAAACACAAGCGTCTGGAGCGTTAGCAGAGCATTTGACCATTGACGGATACGGAACCCATGACCACAAAGCCAACCCCATCGTTAACTCCGCTACAGTCCAAGGATTGCAGGACGGGGCTTGCTACGATTTTGACGGGGAAAACACTACCCGCATAGCACTTCCCACGGCAGCTTATGATGCAGTTAAAGGCGACCGAATTACAGTTGCAGCATGGATTAAAAGAACATCCGATTCTGGCGAATATGACGGGATAGTGTCTGTTGATGGTTTGGTCAACCAGGCCGAAGGGTTCGCTCTTTTAATAGACGGTACAGACGATAAGCTATTTTGGCAATACGATGCTGGTAGCCAAATAGACCATAACGATTCTGGCGGCCAAGTGTTGGCACTAAATGTGTGGTATCACGTTGTTGGTATCTATGATGGGAGCAACCTCAAAACCTATGTAAATGGCGTTTTGGATCGCACACAGTCTGGTGCAGGAAAGGCTTTAAGTGGAACTAATAAGACCATTGTAATAGGCAACCAACACACAAATGCTAATAAATATTTCCGAGGCCAAATCAGAGACGTTAAAATCTTCCCCTCCGCACTTTCCGCTGGAGACATTCGCAAATTATATAGCGGCGAGAATCCGAAGAAGAATAACAATGTAGACTTGCTGGAAGGATACGGTGATGGCGAATCAGCAAGTGTTTCGCAATGGACAAACCAAAGTGGGGCTACAATTTCATCTGAAGATAACACTTTTAAAGTCACAACTACGGCAGCTTTTGTTGCGGCAAAAAGGAATGTCGCAACTACCGAAGGAAAACTTTATAAGGTTAGTGCGCTGGTCAAGGCTGGATCAGTTGGGGCTTTATTGGAAATAACTGGCACGGGTCTTTCATCTATTAACTCTGGAACCGTTACAAGTTCTTCTTTCGTTCGCAAAACCATATTCTTTACCGCTGCCTCGTCTACCTCAGTAGTTGAGCTTCAAGTGCAGACAAGCAGTAGTAGTGGAGGTACTGCTTATTTTGACGACATCACTTTTGAAGAAGTAGGAACCCTCGTAGATTTTACCCCTCAATCAGCTTCATCGTCCAAATGGAGAAACGAGGCACTACTTGGGTTTTACGATGGCACGGTAAACAACGCCACTCTGTCGCAGGGCAACTCTTATTGGAACAACATTAAGCAGGATGGGACAGCGACAACAATAGACGGATCGCTTGAGGTTCAAACTGCTTCTGGGGGTGAACTTAATTTTGACCGAAACGGAAATAGCGGAGTTGCGATTCAGCTAAAGAACAACGGTGATATAGCCAGCGGGACACTTAAACTTGCTGGTGGTTCTGGCGTTACATTGTTCACCAACGAAACTGAAGCACTATCTACTGCGGGTGGCGATGTAAAGGTGGCAGCCAAGCTAGGCATTGGAGACGTTGCTGACAATAACCATGATTTACGAATACATAACACTTCAAATTACGGTTTACTATTTTCTGGAACGAACGGGACTATTAAGTCTAACAACAATTTAGTAGTAGAGGCTACTCATAACATATATTTACGACCCCAGACTAGTACCCAAGATTATGCTGTTCGTGTGGATACTGGTAAAGGGTTAAGAGTTACGTCTGGGACTGTAGGAATTGGAGCAGGAGCAGCAAACCCTTCTACCGAGGGGTTGGAGATTGCTAATCCATCTGCCGATACGACTTATGATTTAAATAGCCAAGCGGATAATCTTCTGGTTATTCGGAATAGCGATACATCAGCTAATTTGAATCGGTTTGCTGGGTTCCAAATGAAGATTAATTCCGATTCTTTAGCAGCAGAGGGAACTATACGAACCCAGTTTGCCGAAGATGGTGGAGCGGATTTAATATTCTCAACAACAAAGAGTGGGAGTGGAGTTGACCGATTAACATTAGACAAGGACGGTGTTCACAATCACCACGGCAACCACACAGTTAACTCCGCTACAGTTCAAGGATTGCAGGATGGGGCTTGTTACGATTTTGATGGGGCTAGTGGTTCTGTTTACACTTCATTAGCTGAGAATCCATTTAAAGGTGGTGGCACAATTTCTTTGTGGATAAATGGAAGAACGGTCGGGGAAGGCTCGTTAGGGAGGTTGTTTGACTCTGTTGGGTACGGAGTGTTATCTCACCTTGACGGTGCAAGCGGAGGGGCATACCGAGTTTATTTTTCTCAAGCTCACTCAACGGATTTAGGAGGGTGGCACAGCGGTTACGCTTTTGAGCTAAACAAGTGGAACCATGTAGTCATCTCTTATAACAACGCATCAACTTCTAACAACCCATCAATTTGGATAAATGGTGTTTCACAGACTGTTACCGAAGCCTACACACCAGATGGGACAGCTTCTGATTCAGCAAGTGGTCAGATATATTTAGGCGGGAATAGTGGCGATAACAGAACATGGGACGGCAGTATAAGAGACGTAAAAATCTTCCCCTCCGCATTGGAAGATGCCGATGTTCGCAAACTCTATAGCGGCGAGAACCCGAAGAAGAATCTTAATGTAAACTTAGTAACTAACGGAGATTTTAGTTCTGCGCTGGGAACTACATGGGCGGCACGGAGAAGCGCAGTAGTCTCAATCGTCAGCGGGGAGTTAAAGGTTGTAAACGCTGGGGGTGTAGGGAGTGGTATAGCGGAACAAGCCATAACTCTTACGGGGGGTAAAACCTATAAGCTAAAAGCAGACGTAAAATCTTTTTCTGGGCTGACTCAAGCGTATATGCGGGTTTGGACTACATCTGCGACTTCGGGTGGTTCCGCTGATCTAGATAAAGTTGTAACCGCAGGAGATGACCAAGAGTTTGTTTTTACGGTTTCTGGTAGTGGTTCAGTTACTCGCTATGTGACCCTACAAGGTTATGGCGGCAGCAATGATGACTATGTAGTTTTTGATAATGTTTCCCTAACAGAAGTCGGAACCCTCGTTGATTTCACCTCTGATTCAGCAAGCACTAGCAAATGGTACAATGATGCACTACTTGGTTTTTATGATGGCACAGTAAACAACGCCACGCTTTCGCAGGGTAACTCGTACTGGAATAATATAAAACAGGACGGCGATGGTGTTGAATTTAAAAATAATATAGGTATAGGTACTGCCCCTACTACATGGAAGGCAACGATAAGCGATGGCACTACTACGGGATTCATAAATGCGTACAACAACGCTCTCAGTTTCGGAACCAACACAGATCACGCTCTAAAACTTTACCAGAACGGAACTGTTGCTTTTCAGTTGGACGCTGACGGTAATACTGAAGTTGAAAACAAGCTCGGCGTTGGGGGTGTTGCTACTTCTGCAATGACCCTTCACATGGCGGGTGGTAGTTATACTACAGATGCTACTAGCGGATTTATTATTAGTAACACAAGTTCTGGCCGTGCAACGCAAAGGATTCGTACCGTCAACGACAATGCTGCCGAGTTGTTTTTTGATGTAAACGGTGCTTCACGTTGGGATTTTTCATGCAGGAATAGTGGAAGTGATTACAAACTAAACCTATACAGCCAAGCTGGCACACCTTCATACACCGCCGTATCTGGCCCAGCAATGACATGGTTGCAAAATGGCAACGTAGGAATTGGGAACGATGACCCCAAAGCATTACTTCACCTAAAAAGTTCTGGCGGCACAACACTACGACTAGAACGCAATGACACCACAATCGTTGCTGGCGATATATTAGGTCAGATTGAATTTGAGGGGCAAGACACTAGTGATACAGCCGCAGCGTCTGGTATTCGGGCTAAAATACTAGCGATAGCGGATGATCAGAACGGCTACGCACATAGAGGAGCGACAGGGTTATCATTTCGCACATCATCATTAGGAGGAGGGGGTGACAATACTGACGCAACTACAGAACGGTTGCGTATCACAGATGACGGCACTCAAGACCACCACGGCAACCGCATTGTAAACTCCGCTACGGTCGCTGGGTTGCAAGATGGGGCTTGCTATGATTTTAACGGCACTACCTCAAGCATAGACCTTGGGTCAGAGGTTATCGGTACTGGTGCGGTAACGGTTTCAGCATGGGTTAAGTCCGATGATTACGGGGAGCATGGAGGTAATGATTTTGGGAGAATAGTCGATAACGGAACTCAATATTTGTATATCGCAAGTGCAAGTTCGGGTCAAATTTTGTTTAAGCGTTCAACTGGGGGAACAGCAGCAGAAGCACCTTGGCCAACATCTAACCACGGCAAGTGGATTCATGTTGCAGCAACATCTACTGCTGCGGGTGCTATAAAGATTTATATTAACGGGGTAGACTCTACTACTACCGCTGGAGCGGGATCACCTACGGCTGGGAATACTAACACATTTATTGGTAACAATTCTGATTCAGACAGAACATGGGACGGTAGCATAAGAGACGTTAAAATCTTTCCCTCCGAATTGGACGCTGCCGATGTTCGCAAACTGTATAGCGGCGAGAATCCGAAGAAGAATGACAATGTTGAAAAAGTTACCAACGGAGACTTTAGCACCCAACTTACCGTAACTACTAACGGGGGAAGCTCGGGTGGTTGGACTAATTATAACGCTACATCAATTTCCACTAACGGCAGCGCACAACTTGTTGTAGATGACACAACGGGTGTTGGCGGTAATAGTGCTGCCATTCAAAACTTAAACCTAACATCGGGTAAGAATTATTTAGTCAGCCTTGATTTAATTGCAGTAGGGGGAACTGGAACCACGGGCTTATACGTTAGTGCTAGGGGTTCGTCTACTAATCCTAACCCTACTGGTAATTGGCAAATCAGCGCAAATAGCACTCTTGGAACGCACCGATTTTTAGTTGAGGCGACCTCAGATTCGTATTTGTGGATATGCGCTAATGGGACTTCAACGGTAACAGTAGATAACGTCTCTGTTAAAGAAGCGGAAACCCTTGTAGACTTCACTCCGCAGTCAGCTTCGTCTTCAAAATGGAGGAACGAAGCAATACTTGGTCTTTACGATGGTACAGTCAACAACGCCACCTTGTCGCGGGGTAACTCGTATTGGAATAATATTAAGCAGGATGGGCAAGCTGTAGAATTGTCTGACACTTTTGAGGTAACAGGGGCAAACGAAAAGATTAATTTAAAGCTGGGCGCACCTCATAGCACTATTACTCAGCGGGGTTGGCTGAAACTGAGCAACGCTACAAATAACACTACAGTTTACACAAACGCTGGAGCTTCAAATGGTGAGTTTGGAATACATACTTTTAAGCAAAGCAAGGGCGATGGCACAGATGCACGGTCAATTCTCACTCTAGGTGAAACTAGCAATACAAATGTAAAAGTCCACGGCAAGCTCGGCGTTGGTGCTGATGCTGATGCAAATGCTGCGTTGAATGTTAATGGAGGGATGCTTGGAACATATTTCCGTATGTCTGATTACGGAGAAATCCGAGCAGATGACGCTGAGTTGTATTTTGAAAATACAGCTAATAATCGTTATTGGCGTTGGAAGTTAGCTGAAGAAGGATCAACTGATACATTTAATTTTATACTAGACCACTACAACGGAACCTCTACATCAAATGTTTTACAATTTACACCAACTGGCAACGTAGGAATAAACAGCACAGCCCCAAAAGCACTACTTGATATTAACTCAACTGCTACTGGAACGTATCCATTGCTTATAAGGGGCGACTTGGATGGAGCAGGAAGATATACGGGCATTAAGTTTGGGCTGAATGGAACAGGAGCCACAAACAATTATTTTAAGGCCGCAATTCAAGTGCGAGGAACGGGTGGTCATGTCCAGCCCGATATGCACTTCATGTTGCAAAGTGCCGCCTCATCAACTTCGGTAGAAGACACAGCAAGTGACAGAGTTCTTACGCTCAGAAATGACGGCACACATGACCACAATGGCAACCGCACGGTAAACAGCCAGACGGTCAGCGACTCATGGCGATCTTCGGAACCTTCTTTGCGGTTTGATGGGAGTAATGATGTAGTTACTGTAGGATCAACTACTAATTACGGATCAAAAGCTACTGTTGCTGTTTGGGTTAAATTTAACAAACATGATGCAGCAGATAATGGCAGAGAGGGAATAGTCGGTTCAAAATATTGGTCTGATAACGACTTCTCGTTGCACCTACATGATTCTGGTAGGCTAATGTTTACTAGCGGTTCTGGTGTCTATTCTAGTTGGGTTGCTGATACTGCTTATGATGTCGGAGTGTGGAATCATTTGTGTCTTGTTTATGACTCAACGCAAAGCACTAACGCTAATAAAGCGAAGCTATATATTAACGGGGTTCTTATAACTCATTACTCAGCAGGAAATCATGCTGGCGATTTAAAAACTGATACAGGTTTAAAGATTGGTAAAACAGAGGATACGCATGATGGAGAAATCAAAGACGTTCGCATTCACAACCGTGCGATGGATGCCGATGAGGTCAAGGGGTTGTATAATGGGGAGAGTACGCCTTTTGCTTATGCTGACTCCAGCAACATATTTAACGACACGGCAGCTTCCGATAGTTCAAGTTCCTACGGCACTAACTCCGACTCTACTGTTGCTCATGCTTCAGACCATTACACCCTTTCAAACAACACTTCATCGCATGGAGCATGGAATTACCATTCGTTTGTTTCTGGTAAAGCCTATCGCTTCTCAGTTGACATCAAAGACGGGACTGAAGCGAATGTGGAGGTGAGGTTGCAAGCGCAAGTTGCAGCAAACAGCGGTTGGGTATTAAACGATATAACCACTACCTCATCCTTTGTAACGTACACTTTAGAGTTTACTGCTGTCGCTTCTGGTTCGCAAAACTATGGTTTGTGGCCGATGGTAGACATGAATAACGACAACATCCAGTTTAAGAATTTTAGGCTGGATGAAATCGGAGAAGTCGCAGCTTACACGCCGAAGTCTATTGGGGGAGGTAATAGTAGAACATGGTTTGATTCCACTAGCAACAGAAACCACGGGTCTGTAACAGGAGCAACGGTGGTGAATCCAATGCGGATTGGCCCTATGGAACTGAGTGCAGACAACTTGGTCAACTTCCGATTGGACGCTGCCGACTCTGTTCCGTTGCAGTTAGAAAACAGAAACAAAACAAACGGGGATGTTACGGCAATACGTTGGAAATTTGAGGATGGTAACTCTACTGCTGGTTACTACCCCGTTGAACTTGGTGGTGTCATTGGAACTTCAGTTGGTGATGCTGATGCTCGCAATGCCGACTTTAAGTTGTGGGTTTCCGATACTGATAATGTAAACAGATCAAACGATTGTAGACTTCACGTTACTCATGCAGGTGAGGTTAAAGCAACCTCTGCAACCAGCACCAACCTCAAGCAAGTCGCACGGGGTTTTACCACTACAATTATCCAGCCATCAGGCAAAGCATTTACAAGTTTTAGACTGAATCACGCTTTGGGAACTCAGTTTATCCACGTTTCGGTTATTGAGTCTGGAGGTAATCAAGAGGTTGTGGAATGTGCAATTAGAATAGGTTCATGGACGGAGGGGCAAACAGGAGCAAACATTTCGTCTGCGGGTACTGGGGTGACAGGAGTAACAACTATGGGAACAGAAAACACAAACGCTGCGAACAAGGAAGAATACTGCATGGTTACTTTTGCTACCGCCCCTGCTGTTGGGACGAACTATAAAGTAGTGGTCATAGGAATTTAGAATGGCATCAAAAAAACATTTCGCAGGGATAGACTTCCAAGGTGGAGCTTCCATTAAGGTAGGAGGCACAGCGGGGAATAATCAGTTCCTTAAAGCAAGTAGTGACGGGGGATTGTCTTGGGCAAGCGGAACCACTTCTGCATCTGGAATGGGTGATGTCGGGATTACAAACTATGAAGGATTGATCCACTCTGGAATTACCAGTAGCCAGAACGCCAATTTTGCATTAGCTCAAAGTAGTGGTGGGCTTACGGTATTAAACTCAAAGGCTGGCAAAGGGCTTTATCTACGAACAGAGGGAGGAAGCTCGGCAACAGATCAGATTATCATTGATGGCGGCACACTCAGTTTCCAAGGGAGCATTGGTAGCGAAGGGAATGTACTGACAGTTAACTCCAGTAATAAAGCTGTATGGGCTGCGCCTAGCGGGGCAAACAAGAAAACCTATGAGTTTCGCTGGGATACAAGCTCTCCTCCAACTGGCTGTTCATTCCATAACACCAACCTCGGTGGTTCCTCTACTAAACATGATACTGTTAGGTTAACGCATACATTTGGAGAGATTACCATTGTTAACATGATTGACGTTAATGACTTATTCGGATCAGGCATAACTAATTATGGTTTGCAAATGGGATATGATGTCTCGGTATCTCAAGGGAATAACACTATGGACATAATCCTTACTGGGATAGATGCCGACGATGTGCCGACATATTCCAGCAACAAAAACTTTAAAGTGATTATAATGGGCTAATGGAACACAGCCACACCATAATTGAGCTACTCCTAGTAATCGCAATGCTGGGAATACTGTACTCTATGTATGTGGGGTCATTGGCACGGGCTAGAGAGGCGGCAGAGAGGGCTATATGTAAACAATATCAATGGGAGTGGAGAACCCTTCGGGAGACAGAGGATATTCCTGACATGGTGCGAGTAGCGGATAGTTGTTTCAACTGCCACGCAACTGCTCCACCCAACTGGTAAAATGGAAACGAATTTAGTAGAACAATTAGCAAACAAGGAAGTCATGGAGGGCGTGGCTAAGAACCTTGTTGGGGAATACGCATGGCTGCTGGTAGCCGCCGTGGTGATGTTGTTCCTCAAGGACACGGTGATGAATTTTGTCGCAGGGATAGGTGTTTGCTTTGGCTCCCATTGGCGAGCAGACGAGGTTCTCTACATTAGTGGAAGACAGGCGCGGATAGTTCGCGTTGGGATAAGGTCAACCACGCTATACATGAGCGATAGGAGAACGAAGATGGTCGTGCCTAATGAGAAGTTGAAAGACTTAGTTGTGGAGAAGACGCTGCCTAAAAACGGTGGTGAACCATATCTTCCTAAAGGCGGCGATCCTCAGTTTGTAGGCACAATGGAAATACCCATAGCCCCTGAGCCACAAAAGGTAGAGATCGTAGATAAACCAAAACGAGGAAGACCGAGAAAATGAAGAGATGGCTTACAATAGCGGCACTCAGCATATTCACCATTTGGGTGGGTAGTGGGTGTCAGAACATAAAATCTTTTGAAGCGGATTTCGGGGGAGTGGACATAGAGTATTATCCAACACATCCCTCTCAGGAGGAGAAATCAATTTTTGACTTTAGCGGCACAGCACAGGACTTGGTAGTTCCAGCAGATTGGGACGGGCCTTTGCTGATGCCAATGACGAGAGATAAATAATTATGGCTAACATTAAATACGATGTAACAAGATGGGACGTAAGTTGCGAGTCGGCTGACCCAACTAAGGTCTGTAGTGTGATTCTAGGCATAACAGCCACGGATCAAGAATCGGGCAAATCTGCCTACAAGGATGAGCGTATCTCCGTTCCGTGCCAAGACCTGACAGAGTTTGAGGCGCAGAGTGAGAAGTTCATAGAGGGAGTGCTGGGCAGTCAGGGCTGGTTTCTCGAGTTACAGACTCGGATTGCAAATCAGCTAACTGCTCCTGTTCCCGCGCCAGAGGACAGGGAGAAACCAGATTTTTCCTCGATGACAATCGGTGACGGCTACCAGAACCTCCCAGACGAGGAGAGTGAGGAAGCCCCAGCCGAGGAGTCTAGCGAGGAAGAAGCCGAGGAGGCTCCAGCGGAATCTGAGGAGGAATCTAGCGAAGAGGCCGAGGAATCCAGCGAGGAAGAGTCCAGCGAGGAAGAGTCCAGCGAGGAAGAGTCTGAAGGTGGCGAGTAAATGCACCAACAAGGACTGCTTTGAGGATACTTGCAAGGGTGGGTGCAAACCAAAGAAGAGAAAGAAGCCGCCTAAAGAAGACTGGCCTTGGTATCGGCAAGTCAAAGCAGGTGAATAATCCTCAGCTTGTCAGTGATTAGCACGACTTGGCTTTAAAGTGCTAAAATCAGCACGCTTATGGCTGAACAGAGCAAAGAGCAGGCGCAGGCTGCTGTAAATATCCTGTTTAACGCTGCAAGTCAGGCACGCCTGACCGCAGCAGAGCACGACCAAGTTAAGCAAGCTGCTCAAATAGTGGCGGCTGGACTTGGTTTAACGGAAGGGCAAGACAATACCGAATTGGTAATGCCTGATGAAAGTGAAGGATAAAGAGTGTGTTGGATGGATGATTGCAAGGTACTTGGTTCCTTCGCCCTTGGCTTTGGTAACTGGATGCTGGAGATAGACCTTGTTTTAAAGGTGGCAATATCTTTAGCAACCCTTGTTTATGTTATCCTTCGCATACGAAATCTCATCAAATACAAACAATGAAATATAGATTGTATATACTAGGGGCGTTGTTGCTTTTTGCAACGAACGTCAACGCGGGTTTGTTTGGGGCAGCGCTGAAGCCTGATCCCAATATTACCCTTTTTGGGCAAAAGCTAAGCTGGCCTATCCCGAGCCTGTGCATAGGCGCTAAAGCTGGGGTGCTGCCTGACGCTGGAGTTTCATCCGATGGAATCAATTTTAAGATTCCTTATTTCTCGGTTGATCTGCCGTTTCCCTCCTTAACCATTAAAGGCACTAATGCTGTCACTAAGGTTAAGATTGGGGCCGTGGAGAAGACAGTGACCAAGGAGGTGAAGAAGTAATGCTACGCTCAAAAACGACTTGGACTGCTTTGACTGGTGCGCTTGCCGGGATCGCTGGTTATTTTACTGGAGAGCTTGAGCTTGGTGCTGCCGCTAACGTGGTCATCACCAGTCTGCTGGCTCTGTTCCTTAGGCACGGAATCAAGAAAACCGAAAAAGCGGTAACCGGGGAGTGAACCCAAATGGGTATTCTCAACTTAATAGCTTCAATTCTAAAGGCCGTCCCAATTTTGGGGCGGCTTTTTGTGAGGTTTGCAGATGATAAGCGAGAGTTAAAGGCACAAGAACGGTATGAGGAAAAACTTAATCTTATTGATAGCGCTGTTGACAAGTATCATAGGGCAGGGCTGCACGACAGCGGTGAAGTACAACAACAGCCAGGAATTGATGGAGCACCCGCAATTTCCGAGAGCAGCGTTTCACGCGCCAGCGTTCACAAAGCAAGCTCTAAAAACGATAGCGGAACTGGAGTATCAGTTAGAAAGAAAAAAGTAGCCAAGAAGAAAGCTGTTAAGAAAAAAACAGCTAAAAGAAAGGTATCTAATGCCAAAGAAAAAAGACCCACGCCTCGCCGCAGCGGGCGTAAGCGGATACAACAAGCCGAAAAGAACACCAAATCACAAAACTAAATCTCACGTTGTTGTGGCCAAAGATGGCGACAAAATTAAAACGATAAGATTTGGGCAGCAAGGTGTTAGGGGTGCTGGTAAAAACCCTACTAGCGCGAAGGATAAGGCTCGTAAAAAATCCTATTACGCAAGACACAATGCTCAGGACTCAAGTCCTGATAAAATGAGTGCGAGGTATTGGTCGCATAAGGTTAAATGGTGATGAGTTTGTATAAGAACATAAACAAAAGAAAGAAGTCGGGAACTAGCCGATCAAAGAAGAACTCAACTATTTCAAAGGAATCCTACGCCAACATGAAAGCAGGCTTTCCTAAGAAGAAGAAGAGTGGCAAAAAACCGTAATCCTTTTAAATCTCCAAGGGTTAGATTGGGACGGAAGTTAACGAAAGTCTTCCGCTTTTCGGATCGTTGGAAATTTCTAGGTCGGCTGACATCTCTCCGATCAGGGCGTAACTCAGGCTATCAAAGCTGTGCTTATTGTCATCATTGACAACGTACTGCCCAACACTCTTCCCCTTCCTTAAAAACTTCATCATATCAATCGTTCGGTGGCAGTGAGCACTAATGTGCAACCTGTTGAGCATTAGTAAATCCTTTATCAGCTTAACCCTTTGCCTGACTGATCCCGCAAACTTTGGTGCGCCAATCATGTTGATTTTCCCATCGCTGGCAGCGGCTACCACCCTGTGATCGTATGTGTTTCCTGATGCCCTAAAGCGATTCATGGCAGACATGTCAGACCAATGCGTCCACCTAACTGGCCTTCCTATGTGACTCTCTAGCTGCTCGATCCGATCCATTGCTTCGCCTGTGAAATCCTCAAGGGATACATCTGCGTGGAGTACAACGAGCTCATCCAGTACCGCCCATCGAACACCATTCATCGTGCGAACCTTCTCCATGATGTGAAAGGCGTGGTTTCTGTCTCCTAAATCCCAGCCCCCAATTAATTCCGTGCAGTTATCGGAAGGCAATATCACCTCCCATTCATCCTCTATGGGGGAGTCTGTGTTGCCAACCACATGCAGCGGCGTCTTAAACACCTTTCCAAAATGGGAATCGGTACTACTGGCTGTCCACTTGCCCAGTACATAACGGTCATATAACTCAGGGTCTGGTCTGAATGTGGCGATCAAATCCTTCCTGTCGTGGTCAGAAAGGTAAGGATTGTCGTGAATCATGGATTCAATGATCTGGAACTGCTCGGCGTACTCAGGGTCTGGGTGATCCTCTTGGAACGGCTCCTCGTACCAGAGCTTATAAATCCAGCTAGTCGTTCCTTCTTCTGCTGGGTTGGTATCTCCGATCCACTGATGTCTGTGGTAATCCAGCCCGGGCAAACGAAGCTGCCCCTTACTGATCGAGAACACGCATGAGTCTTTGAAGTTTGATAGCTCTGAGAAAAATATCATACTAAATCGGGTTCCCTTGATCTTCTCCTCGATGTCGTGATCTACGTCTAGCGAGTGGAGTTGGATTTCTGTTTCGCCTCCATGCATGTTGGCGACTTTCATGTAGTTCATCTTGGTCACCCCATCCACTTTGGGTTTAACCGTAATCTCAAATCCGTCCAGATTCTCCTCCCATTCTGGAATAATCAGGTCAGTCAGGTCAGACCAGACTCCAGATTTAGCGTTGCGAATAGTTTTACAGAAGACGCCAACGCGCCCTCCTTTTGTTTCCCAGCAATGGCGAACCAGCCTGTGTAGGACACCGATTGTCTTACTGGAATAACGCGGCCCAGAAACAAGCAGGTATCGTTTGGAGCAGTTGAATATTTCCAACTGTTTTGGGCTGATCGAGGGATACCATGCGCCACTAGCATCAAGAGGCATATCCGTGCTAATTTAACGGATTGGAGGCATTTATGGCAAATGAGATCACAATAGACCTAACAGACCCTGTTCTCGCTGAGGCTTTAGCTGAGTGTGACCCGGGTGAAACACACACGATCACGATGGATATAAACGTGACAGAGAAGACCACCCAACTTGTTGGAACGGTTACTCCAGAATCGGTTGAGAAGTATGGGGAAGAGGAAGAGGTTGCCGAGGAAGCCCCTGCTGCGCCAACTGAAACTCCTGCTGCCGTTGAGGCGGTCATGTAATGCCGAAGCGGAAGCCTGAGGTTACCTACAACAAGGACGGCACGGTCAACTTGACCCTGCGCTTTTACAACCTAAGGCCAAAGAAGGGTAGAAACTTTAGGAGTGTAGAATACCACGATGCAGTTTTGAAAAATTCTGATCTAAACGCCTATGTGAAGATTTGGCGAAGGATGCCAAGGGCAAGGATCAGGAAGATTATGGTAGAATACGCCAAGAATCGCATGATTCAAAACAGTCCAGTTATTATATGATTGATCTGAATGTTCTAAATAGTCGGGGAGTAAACACGGACAAACTAAAGTCCGTGTTCAATCGTGATGATCACTCTGTCCCTGACAAGGCCGTGCCTCTGCTGGACAGAATCCGAGACAGGATAGATGACGGGCTTCAGTGGTGCATTAAGAACCACAAAATATATCACGCACTTGATCTGGCTTGGGAAACTCCTTTCCGTCAGGTGAGCTCTACTCTTGCCTATTCACTCATCAACAAAGACTTGGATGAGAAGACTGTAAAGGAAGCTGCTCGCGATTGGGGGCTGACAGGCATGATAGATGAAGTGACTGACAGCAAGGGAACATCCCGCAACCTCAACCTGCCGATTTTCTTTAATGTATTTGTTCCGATAGTCCGCGCTTATGTGACCATTCGTTGGGCCAGAATCTACAACGACAGAAGGCAATATCCTCTGTTTAAGTATGAGATGGCCCAGAACACAACGACCAATAAACTTCGCAGTGACATCATCACGGATCGAATCCAGACGATGGCGAACAACTATGGGTATTCTGAAACCTTGAAGCAGGGCATCTTTCACATGCTGCACTACGGCTCCTGCATGATGTTCCCGCAGGAGGAGTGGCATTCGGAGAAGCAGATACTTAGGAACGATGTAGGAGCAGAGGAGGAGAAGTATGTCAGAGAGGGACTGCGATACCATCTGCCTCATCCTTCAAGAATCTTTTTCGATCAGGCGCATAGGACAACTACTTTTAACACTGATAGCGGCTGCGAGTTTGCAGGCTATTGGAGGATCATGCGCTACGGTGATATTCGCAGGAATGAAAAGTTCTGGAACGTGGAGAAAATAAGGTACGGCAGGACTACTGACATGCTTGCGAGTGCCAAGACCTACCTTGAGCTCGTCTCTCCCTGCACAATGGAATTTCCGACATCAAGAAATGCTTATGGGATGTTAGATAGGGAGGAGGAGATAGATAGATATTACAATAAATCCGACGATGACAAAGCTGTACTCATTACTGAATACTTTGAAAAGATCATTCCGTCTGAGCATGGCCTTGGTGATTATGATCATCCTGTATGGTTTCGTTTTTGCTTGGCTAATGATGATACTATTCTCTATGCCGCTCCTCTACCTTATTGCCCGGTTGTTTACTACGCATACGACCCGCACGAAGGAAGATCAATTAATGCTTCACTGAGTTTAGAGATCGTTCCGTTCCAAGATCAGATTGGGAATCTACTATCCCAGTACCTGTTGTCAGTTAAGCAAAACCTAGCCAACATTACATTTGTTGACTCTGATCAGGTTCCCAAGTCGATGATCGACCAGCTTCAAAACTGGGGGGAGAAAATATTTAGGGGCTTGAACTTCATGCCCTTTAGTTCGCGCCAGAACAAATTCGCTCAGTCTGATGTTAGAGAGGCATTCAATTCAGTTCGGTTCTCCACGCTCGACACCAATGGGATCGTCGGGGCGATGCGACAAGTCATCGACATGCTGGAGAGGTTACTCGTCATATCCGCACAGGAAGTTGCTCAGGTCGCAAGCCACGAACAGACGGCTGAGGAAGTCCGAACCGTTGCTTCAACAACATCCACAAGGCTTGCTTTCACGGCAACTGGCGTCGATGACGCAATCAACGCATGGAAGGAACAACTTTATCGCGGCCTTATGGCTTACGGTGAAGATGAAATTTACGCAAATATTAACTCCCAGTACACGGTTGACTCCCTTCATGCCCTTGGATTCACCGTTACAGAGAAAGACGAGGATCGTTCTGGCTCTGTCAAGGTACGAGGACAAAAGAGCGCACTTGCTCTTGAAAGCATTGGTTCTTACCGCGACAGCTTGGATCGGGTTTCTGACAATGCAATGGCTGCTGCTCTGACTCAGTTCTATCAGATAGTGGCCAACGACCCAGAGATTAGGCAAAGCGTTGGCACTGATCAGATATTGGATGTGATTAATCGAGTCGGCCAGATGCTTGGGTTGCCAAGAGATTTTAAACTTCAAAAGATAAGTGAAGACCAAGGGCCAGAGCAGCAGGCCGAACAAATGGCTGCTATAGCGGAGGAAATAAAAGGCTCCGTATTGCAGGAAGTTGGACAGGCATTAGAGCCTATAGCCCAAAACACTCAACAGAACTCAAGCGCAATAGAACAACTGGTTCAGTTGATTAGTCAGGCTCCACAACCACCTGCCGAATCGCAGTATGATAACATTAACCAAGCTCCCAGCGGAGTCCCAGAAGGTACTCCAAATCCAGAACTGGTTGAGGCATAAGGAGTGTTCAGACCTCAAATCCCTTCTACTGGGAGACATAGCTTCTCTACAGGAGAAGGCTTCTCGCGTTTTAATACAAGCAAACGAAGATGAGCGTAAGGTTGCAGATGCTAGGGCAGCGGCATCTGAGGCTGAAGACCTAGTTAAGTTCGTTGATATGTTGGATAAGATTCAATCTGGAGACTATGAATTTCAAAGAGTCAAAATAGGAGTTTCGGAGAAAATACTATGGAAGTAGCAGACCCAGTACAGGAACAGGTTGACATCCAAGCGCCCCCGGGAGTGCAGATGGTCAGCGCCGCAGACTTAGGCAAGCCCCTTATTGATCAAGTACAGGAGCAGGCAAGTCAGGAGGAACCCGAGCAGCAACAGGAGGAGACTCCTCCCGAGGAGCCGAAGGAGGAAATCAAGGATGCCGCTTCTAGTTTGATGGAGCGCCTTGGGTACAAGAAACCCAGCGAGGAACCGCCAGCGGAGCCTGAGCCTGAACCCGAGCCTGTTGAAGAAAAGGTCGAAGAGGAGCCAGTGGCTGAGGAAAAGCCAAAGCGAAAGAGAGGTAGGCCACGGAAGGATGAGTCTATCACGGCCAACGAGATCAAGGACATCATCAGGGAGACAGCTTCATCGGTAGCTGCTGCCAATTCACCTAAGGATACTCCACAACAAGTCACGAGTTATGATGAGATAGAGGCACTCAACAAGGATGACTTGGAGATATTTGCCTCACTTGAGGAGAAAGACCCCAAATACGCAGGCATCAGGGACAAGTACAAAAAGTATCTAGGTTCCTTGAGTGGATACAAAGAGGCATGGGCCAAGGATAATCCCGGTCTTACCTTTAACCCGAACGATGCAGAGCATGAGGACTGGGTTAACTCCAACATGCCAGAGTTTGATGACAGGGACTTCGATGATGCGAGGATCGAGACAAGGGCCAAGCGCCTGATAAAAGATCAGGAGCAGAAGTACATGTCTGAACTGGATTCAGTTCGATCTGAGGTGGCAGAAGCCAACATGAAGACCGAGCTACAGGATGGGGCCAACAACTCTATTGCTGAGGTTGTCAGCAACATTGATGAGTCCTACTTGAAAATGATTCAAGAGAATGGCGGCGAGGCTTTGGAAGAGGCTGATCCAATCGCTCATCATGTCCTAAATGACACACTCTCTCGCAGTGAGAACATGCTCTATGAACTTGAAAAACTGTCCCACCCAAGCAGGAAGTTTAAACTGAATGCAGCAAACGAGACACACAAGGAGTTGCTTCAGTTTGCTATGGGTAAGGAGAAGGAGATAGCGGCCCTCTCTCCATCAGATCAAATACACGAAGGGAAGCGCTTTGCTACTACTGAGCAGTACGCGAAGATGAGTGATGCCCAGCGACAAAACCATTGGAGGCTGGAGCCATCTCATATCAAGACGATGTATGTGAGCCAAATAAGCCAAGAAGCGAAGAATCGCATACAATCAGAAAGGGAAAGGTTTGAACGATATATTTCTAAAAAATCCTCTGGGACAAAAAATTCCCAGGGAGGTTCAGTGAAAAATATTATTAGCCCTGCAAAACGCACGAAACCTCAGCCTCCAGCAACAAGCGGAGAAGCTGTTTCGTCAACAAGCACTGGTGACCCCGGGAAGAACAATCTCGGTGATCTGCCAACTTTGAAAAAGTTTCTATGGGGGTGATACAATCCCAACCTTTAACTCTTTAGGGAGGAAAATATTATGGCTGTAACACAGAACACGAATGATGGAGCCCATGCAGGTCATGGGACTAATCAAGCCAATCTCTATCAGGATACGATTGCCGCGAAGGACTCGCAGGGGAATCCAACATCAGCAAAAACCGCTGTATGGAACTCCTACGCATCTTGCGGAACAATCACACGATCCAATGTAGGATTGGCTGCGCCCGCAGACTTGGATGATATATTTAAGTCGAGTGGCAATTATCGGGACATGACCCACTTGCTAACAACCCAGATGGAGTTGGCAACTTGCGGGGCTCGTCAGTATGGAATGTATGACTGGTTGATTTCTAGCGCTAAAAGCGTAGGTAATTTAGTCAACACCAAGAAGATTCAAGGTTCTGGATTTGAGGTTGATCCTTTTATTCTGGCTGCCCAGAAGGATATTATTAAAGACAACTACTGGCTGGTTGAAAGGCTTTACACCTTTGAATACAAGACCATGAATGCCACGAGTGGAACCACACTTGTGACTGCTCACGCAGATGACCAGTTGATTACCTCTGGATTGGGCGCAGATGCAAAGAACCACAACATCATTAAGGTGAAGGTTCCTGCAACTGGCAACCAGCCAAACTCGGCTAGTTATTTTGCCCCGGGTATGCACTTCCACTACTTCGTAAAGACTTCGACTGGTAGCGCATATCGCTTAGAGTTTGAGGTCATTCAAGCTATCGGTGGAACGACAGGTTCTGGTGCAACAACATCGACCGCATCTGCTGAATACATCGACATCGAGTGTAAATTCGTTGGCGGCTACGGTGGGGGCGCTTCGATCAAGTTGGGCACAACTGGTTCATCTGTTGCTGGCGACTGGGATGCTGACTTTAAGGTTGGCAGTTCAGTGAACGAAACCGCTTTGTCGCTTTTGATTTCAAGGGCTAAAGGCGGCATAGTTGTCGTTGGCTCTAACAACGTGTCTGATTTTGAGAAATGGTGCGAAAATCGCCCTGCACTTAATACTTTGAAGCACGTTCCGTTTTGGTTCCAGACTTCACGTTACTCCCTCTGCGTGGATCAATTCTACAAGGAGTGGTTGGAGCGTATGATGAGGAGCAACGCCTACTTCCAGAAGTTTGGCGATGTTCCACTGGCAGAACGCAACAAGCAGTTGGGCTTACAGTTCCAAAAAGAGTGGGTTAACCAGTTCTTCTTTGGTCAACCACTTAATGGTCAAACGCTTGCTGGTTATCAAGCTAACCTTTCTCCGATTAATTCTTACGACCCGAGCCACACTGAACTCACTTCTGGCATGGAGGGTAAGTTCATCAGTTACCGAGCCAATGCTACTGGTATTTATCGCCAGTTGCAGGACACGGGCCGCGTGACCGATAAGCAGGGAGGGCAGCTAAACCTCGAAACAGACTTGTTCGATAAGCTGTTTGAGTTGGTTCGCTCTCGGAAGGATCAAGGCAAGCCAGCCGATTCCGTTGATGTCTTTACCGACTCGACTACGGCTCGCAAGATTATGAAGGCGATGATTGCCTACTATAAGGCAGAAGGTCTTGATAACGTGAACTACAATATGGAAGGGGGTAACTTGTTTGGTGGGTTCTACGCCACATCTTACAACTTGCATCACCCTGCTGGAGTTCAGATGAACGTCATCACGAACGAGTTCTTTGATGATATGGCTACTGTTGCCGCATTAGGTGACACCCGCACATACAAGTCTGGTGGCACTGCTGCCACTTCTGACGGTTCTGCTGGTCGATTCTTGATGATCCTTGACTTGGGTGGAGGTATCTACCCGGGCATGATTGATTCTAATCGTGTGGTTCACACTACTGGCGAGTTGGAAAACTTGGCCAAGGTTAACGAGGATTACGCTTGCGTGATGAAAAACCCAACGAAGGAGGTTACTCTTAACTCCCAGACTTGGACGGCGATTGTTGAGTGTCCTACCGATAACCTGATTATCGAGAACTTCGACAGCCAGACGCCAGCACACGGTAACGCTTAATACTATTTCCTAATACTGCTACTGTTATCTAGGAATAAGCATCAGCGGGGAGGTTGTCACGACCTCCCCGTTTTTTGTTATACTACTGGCTGCTATGGCGAAGCCGAAAACGCACTACTGGAAGAAGAATAATCCTCGTAATCCTGTACCATTAAAAAATGGGGGATACCTTGAGTTAGAAATAATAGCTCAAAATGAAGGGGTGGCCCAAGTTACCGATCCCGAGATACAGGAAATACTTATTGGCATGCTTGGAACCTATGGGCTTGAGCAAATAGATAAAGCCACCTACGAGGACTTAAAAAAAAACAGGTCATCAACCTTCTTAAAGCCTCAGGTGCGAGAGGAAATTGGGGGGATCAGTCAGGCGCAAGACCCAACATTCAGCCCTCAAACAATCGAGGTGGATGCAATTGTGCAAAGCGATGAGCCTGCCAGTCCTAATCAGGCTTTGCCTTTGCCAGAAGATTACAAGCCGACAGCCTCTAAACGATCCAAACCTAAATGAAATTTAATGACCTCGTATCAGAGTTAAGTGCAGACATCTGGCCCGAAGGGGTTCCAGAGAATCTGCTTGCACCGATCAAGAAGAACTTTGCGTCGGCGGCAGTCAGCTTGCAGCGGTATATTCCATGTTTCCAAGAGAAGAACATCAACCGCTATCCGCAGTGCTCCACATACTACCAGAGAGGTATGACAGTATTCGATGCGCCCAAGGGCAGGATCGAAAGACTTTATACCATCCAAGATATTGATGAGGACTATCCTGCGGTATTCAAGCAGACATCGAAACACGAGGTTGAGTGCCACGCATTTGCGTACATCAGAAGCATCTACCCTCCTACCAATGAGGGCATGGATGTTTTGCCGTTGGGCTTTAAATACCCAGAAGAGGACAGTGACTTTGCCGTAACTGTCAGCGGAGTCACTGCCACCAAGAAAACAACGAAGCACCCAAGGGCGCTGATCGGGCTTTGGGCGGTCGAGAACGGTAAGATTTATGTCTCGCCTTGGATCAACAGCTACGAGGTGGCTGTTGTTGAGTGGAGCGGGCTCAAGCAAAACTATTCAGATGATGACATTGTTTATGATTCATCTGATTGGAGGCGTGCTGTTCGCCTGTATGTCCACAAGGAATACGCGAGAGACTTTGATAGCGATTACGAAAAGTACAAGTTCCTGACTGTAGAGTACAACGAGGCGCTGGCTGATCTGCTGTACGAGTGCAAGAAGGAGAACGAGGTTAAACCGTTCCTTTATTGTGATGAGGCTTTTGACATTCTTGCTGCTCGCCGTGACGCGCAAACAACTGCTGGAACAACGGATGCCGCAACTGTCACCTCTGAATATGTCTTCGCCCAGATTGGAGACTTTGGGGCTTCTTCTGGATCGGGAGACTATGATGGAACCAACGCTGGCAAGGTGGCGACACTCGTTAAAGGCTGGAGTCCGCAGTTCATTATTACAACAGGTGACAACACGGGCGACGATGATGGCACTGACATGGATGCTGGCGAAAATTTTTACGATGTAAACGTAGGGCAGCATTACAGCGACTACATTTTTCCGTTTGGAACCAGTCAGTCTGCCACCTACACATCGTCAGCAACTGAGAACAAGTTTTTCCCTGCTGTAGGTAATCACGATTATGTCTCTGACAGCCTAGCTCTTTATAAAAGCTACTTCACCCTGCCCGGGAACGAGAGATACTACGACTTTCAAAGAGGAGGTATCCACTTCTTCTGCCTCAACAGCGGCATAGCAAGTGACGGCGATGTGGTGGAGCCCGATGTGCTAAGTGGGTCGGCCACTCAGCACAGAGGTGAGGAATCCATAATGGCTGACTGGTTGCAGAGTAAACTGGCTTCGTCAAAGGCGCACTGGAAAGTGGTTTACTTTCACCACAGTCCTCATACATCTGAGACAACTAAAGCCCCGGGATCAACTGATATGCGCTGGGACTACGAGGGCATGGGCGCTGATATTGTTATTGGCGGTCATTCGCATAGCTATGAAAGATTAAGGGATGCAAATAGTTTTCCTTACATTGTGAACGGGGCAGGCGGTTCACCTCTTAGGGGTTGGAGCGGTAGTCCCGGGTTGGCATCTGGGATCACAAGCGTAAAGCAATACAACGCCAAACATGGTGCGCTTAAAGGAACCGTGTCAGGCGACACTCTCAAGTTTGAGTTTTATGATTTCGACGGAACTGTTCAAGACACCCTGACTTTAACAAAGGCAGCGAACGCAACCTCAACGACTTACGCATAATGAATTTTGATAACGTCAAAACCGCAGACTGTTTAAAGAAGGCATCAACACCGCAAGCTGATGTCTTAAAAGATAATTATGTGCCGCCAACTACTGATGATCAGAATTGTAGCGACCATGAGTATGCGGCACTAAATCCAAGCAAGTGTTCTAACCCTCCTTCAATAGGGAGGTTAATCATTGAGCCATCTTCTGGCGCTCAAGTGGAAGAGGGGAAGGTTGCTAAGTTCGATGCTAAGCTGGAGTTTGTTTTTGCTGATGGAAAGGTGAAGTACAAGGTCGTAACTGATGTCTGCGACTGGTCATCATCTGATGTGTCTCTAGCCTCGCATACTGTAGACGGCAAGTTTGACATAGGGGAGGTAGCTGCTGACACCTCAGTGGATATATTTGCGAGCTACCAGCCAGAAGGGTCAGGTACAACTTACGATGCGTCAGCCCCATTAACCATTACCGACAACTGTTTACGGGTTGGGATGGATATTGTTTTGGTGATGGATCGAAGTGGATCAATGCTTCGTAAGAACGCATCAAATGTGAGTCGATTGGATTCTGCCAAGGAGGCTAGTAATGCTCTGATTGATGGGGCGAATCTGCCTGACATGGAGCAGGAAGGGATTACCACATCAGGGGATTATGATCGGATCGCGGTTCTTTCGTATGCAGGGAATAAGGAAACTGGTTCCAATGTTACCACCCATATTAAGCTGGCCCCAACTAAGGAGTCGGCTCGCGCTGGGGTAGCGGATATTCAAGTTTCAGATGAATGTGGCGGTCAGAGTACGAGTCTGAAAACATGCGCCACGGGTATAGGTGGTGGGTTATCCGCTGCATACGAACTTCTTAAAAGTGACGGTAAGTTAGGAAAGAGAAAAGTCATCGTCCTTCTTACTGATGGCCATGAGAATGTTTGTGAGACAGGTAAGTATCCCAAGGTTATCGCAGACACGATCAAGGCTGATGTTGAAAGGACAGCGAGCTCGATAACTGAGTCTAGCGGGACAGCTACAGCCACAACCTCTGAGGCTCACGGGTTCTCAACTGGAGACAATGTTCACATCACTGGAGCCACAGGTGCGAACGCCGCAACGTACAACAACCTTCATTACATCACAGTAACCAGCACTACTCAGTTCACATTCCCGGTTACATCAGGAACAGGTAACGCTGCTGGAACTTTAAAGGCGGCACGCAATGCGGCCAACACAATGATAGTGGCTGTTGGCTTTCACACTAGCGGCAGTAAACAAATCAGGCGATGTGACGGAACACAAAGAACCATAGATCAGTTTCTCGGAACAGACATCGCATCATGCAACCTCTACTACACTGCTGCTGATACAGCTTCACTGGTTAATGTGTTTCAGAAGATTCACAAACTGATCTGCGATAACAATCAGAGCGGAAGTCCTTGTCATTATGTGGCTCCACCCAGCGAGGTGTTTGAGAACCCATGTCTAAAGGATCGTTACAACTATTACGGGTTTAAAAACTGGGAGTTAACCAAGGGCAGGGTGGACATTATGGGGGCCGATATTTGGAACTCCCTTGCCCCGGGTAACGGCCAGTATGTCGGCTTAATTGGCAATCGTGGCACGATCATTGGATCAACAAATATAAATGAAATATCTGGCACTAACTGCCAGAGGTTTTGGACTCCGTGGGATGAGCAGTTCGGTGGGATTCAAACACAGGATGAATTTACCCTTACCGCTGGTAAGTATGAGTTGGTTGTTAAGCTGGCAGGCAACAGGGAGGTCAACTTTCCTAATCTTGGAAACCAGCTTTGTTCCACAGTCCGAGTGTCTGTTGGGGGAACGCAAGAGGGAGAGTTGCATCAGGGAAGATATGCAAAATCACCTGATTCTGTAGGAACGGTTCAATGGGGCTTTAAGGATAATACTGCTAGACTTGTCACTAGGAGGCTGAAGGACACGGTGGTTGAAAAGATTCTCACAATCGAGCCCATGTCCTCCTTTAGGGAATACCGAGTGCAGTTTGATGCAGATGGGCAGGACGCTAAAATCAGAGTGGAGCAGTATCCTCTCGGGTGGAATTTAAACCCATACACATTCACCGTTGATGATGAAGTTTTTGAGGGGAAGGGGTGCAGCAATGTGGTTAACCCTGTATCTGTCAAGGAGTATGGGGGGTACTGGACTCGCAAGGGATTTATGGTTCCTAATGAAAGGTTTGAGAGTAACCGATACGAAACAAGCGGCGCTGATGAGTTTATAGGCCCAAGTCCTTTTGGCGTTCTGTTTGGCGAGGCTACGCTTGTTCGGATCGAGGATGATGGAACTAAGACAACAATTTTTACTGACAACTTTGATAGCGAAAATCTTTGCACCTAATGATTAGCTTGGAGGAAATAAGAAGGCGAGAGTACAAGCCCGGGAGCAACCCCGGGCCTGAGAGCTTTTGTACTATCATTGATTCTAAGGGCTTATGGGAGGGGATGTTTAGCCTGTACTCGATCAGAAGGTTTCACGATCAACCGATTTATGTTGTTTGCGACGAGGAGACGCGAAGTGTTATCGAACATTTAGGGATCAAGGACGTACACGCAAGGCTGGATGTAAACAAAAAGTCGAACGACAAGATTCTCAACGGAATATTTAAGGGTGGTTCTAATAAGTTCAACGAAGACTGGCACTTCTTTCATCCTATTGAGCTCATGTTTAGAAAGCCCGATGTGGTGGACTATGCGCTTAGTGAAAATAGCAACACGCTGTTTGTTGATGGAGACATCTACTACGTCAACCCAACCCATGTGGTCTACGACTCAGAGGTGGGGCTCTATCCACAATGCGCCAACTACTTTTTAGGTAAGGATGATATTTGGCGGGAGAAGATGGAGGCGAAGTATGGGCTGGCGACAGGTTCGATGGTCTATACCAAGTGCAAGGACTTCACTGATTGGTGGCGCGAGGCGACGATTAACGACAGCGTTTACTATGAACAGGAATGCCTGACTCGTGCAGATGAGGTTTACGATGTGAAGTTTTTCCCAGCTACCGAGCAGCTACAAAGCTATCACTTTCAAGGTTACGGAGATATGAGTCCGTACATGGATTTGCCCTGCGAATCCGCACTTGAACACACAGGCTGGAAGATCGACAACGGATTACATGTGCAGGCAGGGGAGGTTACTTCATTTCATTTCCACCTAGACTTGGGTGGCGTGCAGGCACGAGGCCAAGAGGTGGATTACAAGGCAAAGATATTGGGCAGGATATTCCTTACCATGCTGGCAGAGTCAGATAGGGAGGAGCATGCTGATCTGCTTCAGTTTTACAACGACCACATTCGCGTGAACATCAACCCAGAGTGTGAATTTAAGGAGGCGGTAAATGCCTAGCAAGATCACACCAAAAGACTTTGAGCGATTCCTCCCCGAGGAGCGCGACACTATTGCCCAAGGGCTCGTGAAGTATATCCAGTTCGCTATCTTGTTTTGGCGCTGGTATCGCAGGGCATACGCATCAGATGGTGATATGTCTAATGCATTCAAGATCGCCACATGCGGCACTGGCTGCTTAGGCGGCAAGCCTGTAGAGGAGGGCAAGCCTGATGTTGGGGATGGTGGATCGCAAAATGAAGATGGCACGGGTGAGCCTTCTGATGGCGCTATTGATGATGGCTGGCCAGACGAACCAACTCAGCCACCAGTAGTTCCTCCTCCAAATAATCCAGCCCCCGGCGACTTTGGTGACTGCTGCAAGCCAACAGTTCCGAATTATGAGGAGTTTTTCTTTTGGGAGAATGTTAAAAATGTAGATTTAAAATGCGGTAATTATAAGAAAATGGTGGCTGTTAGAAACGGCACACCATTCGGTGTAAATTTTGATACAGGCTTAGATGACAACACCAATTTTAATAAGTTTGTTTCATGGGCTTGGAATTCAAAAAGAGGCACAGTACATGGTTCCATTCCTATTGAAGGCGGGGTTGGTGGAGTTGATGAGGCGGGGGGGCTGGTAAGTAGATGGGACAAAGTGATTGTTCAAATTTATGGAAGTGTGCCGCCTTTAAGGAGACTTGTTAACGACACTCAACTTGAAACATACCCTTCAGTACAAGGCGCTATATATTATAATAACAATAAATCTCATGTGCCGTTTGAGTTAGGCAACGGAGCCAAGCAAGGCACATTTGGTGTTGAAGTTGAATTAAGAAATTTTGCACCAACAAACCTTTCAACATTTGGTGAAGAGATCAGGAATTTTAGAATACACATAAGCCCTCATCACACTAAACCTGTTGGCTCAAGGGATGTAACCAGAGATGACAGATTTCCACTGGAGGTTAAAAAGGGAAGAATAATGCAGGAGCAACCATACCTAGCTTTTATTTATGGCATCAGATTAATAATGCTACCACATGGTGCGAGCAAAGATGACTTAACTGAGCCTTGGCAAATTAACTCTGATACAAACAGTGTGCATCCTTTTGCAGCTTTAATGGATGAACGCTGGCAAAACGAGATACCTTGCTATGAGCCAACGGCTATTCCTGAGTACACACTGGGCAAAAGTCCATTGGCTTATGCCCCTTTGTGGACAACTGAAGCGCATAACCCTACAGGTGTGTTTGAGATTTACACAGAGAGAGAATTTAATGATATGCCTTTGACGTATGCAAAGAGCATTCAAGTAGGACAACTTAAACCAAGGGGGTAATTAAATGCCATCACCAGTAACACCAAATGAAATTAAGAACACCCTGCCCAATGTGGACAGCGGTGTTTGCGATAGGCTTAAAAAGGTAATCATAGATTTCCCGCGCAAGGTATATGCGTGGATGAGTTATGTTTATAACGATGACGGATCGTTTACGGAGGAATTCAAGCAGGAGCTCTGTCAGATTAAATGTGATGACATTGATGTAGGAACATCTGGGCCAACCACTGATCCGACAGGAGGAGGCCAAGGTGGTTCTATTCCTAAAGTTACCCAGCTTATTGCCACCCCAGCGACTAGGAGCACTGGAGGGATAGTATTGGTTTGGCAGCATGTAGATCAGGCTATTTCATATAACATATATAGGACACCTACAATTACTGTTAATCATGCCAGCCCGGGAACGCAGTACGCTGCAAATGCAACAAATATAAATGTTGAGCCATTGCTTGAGGAAGTAGAGTCAGGCAAGAAGATCACGTTCGACAACGGAACCGTGTTGACCACCAACGCAAAAGCTATCGTAGGTGCAACAGCCCTCAGCGGTTCATTGAGTGGTGTGCTTCCAGACAGCGAGGAAGGCCACCTTCCCGGTGCTGACGCGAAGCTGCTAGTAAAAGACAGGACGGTGTGGACTTCTCCAAATTGGCGGCAAGCTGCGGCAGGGAAGATATGCATGCGCTCAGATAAATCCTGCACATTTCTTGATGAGCATGGCATGGAGATTTGGGATGGTAGCCAGATGAGCAGCGTGGACGGGGATAACAACCTGCTGAACTCTCTTAATGGCGGCCATCGTTACAACTATTTTGTAGTTGGGAAATCTCGCGGAGGTGAATACTCAGCTTACTCCAAAGCTGTTGGCGGTTATTCGCAGGTCGTTAAAGGATTCTCAGCAGTCGATGCTGACACTGGTTTAATTTACTCTGGAGGGGGAGACGCTGCCTATGAGCAAACTGTTCCTAATGGCCAATCGTTCATGCGAGTTGTTCTTCGTGGTGGAGGTGGAGGAGGTGGAGCAGGTGGAGATTACAAGGAGCCTTCTGCTATTCAGTACCATGTTAAAAATATTAGTTATGCTGGGGGAGCTAACGATACAATTACATTCACACTTGGGGGATCATCGACGCCAGACATCAACCACTGGAGTACGCAGGTTGGTAAGAATGAGATTAGATTGCTGGATAACGGGAATAATAATTTTGAAAGATTGTTTGAGGTTATATCCGTAAGTGGAAGCACGTTTGTTTGTAAAGCGATAGCAGCACTCGCTGGTGAAACACCCACCAGTAACGGGACTAATATTCCAAGCACATCTGACGCATCCTTTGGTAGGGTTTACAGGACAATAGATAAGCAAAAGGTAAAGGTTCCCGGTGGTGGCGGTGGCGCAGGGGGTCTGCTTGTTTGTGTCTTTGCTATTACAAACGCAATAACGAAGGTTCGGGTAAGAACTATTGACTCAACTGGAAGCCCTAAGACAGTAAACTATTCAGACACTGGAACAGGCGCTTTCAAACAATTCGTTGGAAACTTGAGCGACTCAATAGGTGATGAGTTTGTTACTTACAATAGAGGTGGGGAAGGCAGGCAAGACGCGACAACCCACCCGACAGCAGGTGAGCCGTCAACGAACCCGGGAGCTCATACGGCAGTAGCCTTCAATGGTGATCCCGTTAACAATGACGGCATTAGTAAGAGCACTCTCTTGGCTCCATACTTTACTCTGCTTGAGGTTTACAATGGCAGTTCATGGCTTGAGGTTGCTCGTGTTGCTGATGGTCAGGGAGGTGGATACAGAAATGGCTTCACTCAATACCGATCACTAGGAGGCAAGGGCGGTTCCACTCACACCACTACAAATGTCACAGGCTGCACCCTCAGGACAGGGGCATTATCGAAACTTGTATCTGGTGGGAAGTTCTTCAAGGCGGGAGCCGATGGGAAGGATGGAACAACCCCAACCTATTTCGGCCCAGAAGCCCCGGGCATTGCTGGTAAAGGAGGCTTTGTTTGGGATGGGCATAGGCCATTTGGAACGAATAGCCCGCTTGAGATTTCCAAAAAAGGAGACATCACTGGTAACTCTGGTTGCTCTTTTGATTTAAGCGCCCCGGGGAGTGGAGGCTCAGGATCAACTGGTTCATCAATCGAAGAGGACACCAAGTTCTGTATAGGTGGCCACGCAATGGCGGGTTGTGCTTGGGTCACATATTCTACAACTGCATACGACAAATACTAAATGCACATTTCACCAAAAGCTAAACTGTATGAGATGCGCCCGTTGACTGGGCCGCTCGATCCTCAGTCATCTCCTGACGGTGTAGCTGCTGGTGCACATCGTTGGGTGCAGAACTTTAGGGTTAACAAAGACGGCAACCTTCAGAGGTCGGAAGGCTTTAGGCGGTTCATGTATTCAGATACATCAAACAATAACGCCGATCTTCACAATCAGTTTCCCAAAAATGACACCGCACAAGAATCGCAGATAGCTACGGGAACCGAGGAGGACTTGACGCTACTGTTCCAAGCCACATCAACAAATGGTGATACTCGATTACTCGCTGGCGGCTCAAAGAGAACCTACTGTTATAACCAGAAGACAAATAACTGGAGGGTAATCCGCAACTCGTCCACAGGTACTGGCAAGTGGAAGGCTGCCCAGCTTGAGGATGATGTGATTTTTGTAAACGACAGCGCCAAGCCTCATTACTGGAAGCTGGATCAGCCGATGGAGAACTCCACGACTGATTCGATCAGGGAGATTAAATCGTTTTCCGAGATGGGTCTTAACCGTGTGCGTCACATACAGGAGTGGCGGGGTCTGATGTTTTACGGGAATGTCAACGAGGGCAACGAATGGATTCCAGACAGACTTATCTGGTCTGATTTCAAGAAGCCTTTCAGCATAGCCCCGGGTGATGAATCACTGGCTGGATACCAAGACCTTGGACACGGGGAAGAGATCGTCGGCATGGAGCCGCTAGGCAATGCGCTTCTGGTCTACACCACTAAAGGCGTTTGGCAGTTTGAGGTTTCTGGTGGCACGGGCACTGATGTGTTGTCCTTTAGGAAGCGGTACACGGATGAGGACAACGGCAACACAATCCCTGCTTACCCGAACACAATCATTAGCGCATCTGATAATCATTTCTATTTAGGCCGAGACGGAATCTACTACTACAATATTTACCGTGCAGCCCCAGATCAGCCCGACTGGCTGAAGGACGCCAGCGCTGTAATCTTTGATAACATCAATGCCTCGGAGTGTGAGGCTCCGATAGCAGCATACAACGCCAAGACTGACGAGGTGTGGATTAGTTGGCCAGTTGCGGGGGCAACTGAGAACTCAAAGACACTAATCATCAACGTCAAGCACCAGCATGTTAGTTATTACGATGCTGGTTTTTCTGCGTTCACCAACTTCACCAAGAAGGATTACACCAGCATTGGGGATTGGTTGACCACGAAGAACTATGTTTGCAGCCCGGGAGCTATTGCTGGGTTCCGTGACAGCACAGAAGGATCAACTGTCTGCTCAGGCAGCGCATCCTTTAGTAGCTCAGTTGGAACGCCTTCCTTAACCAACATATACTCCACGACAAATCTGGTAGTAACCGAAGAGGGAGAGGAAACTGACACCCTGATCACTGAGAACTGGGGCGCAGATACTGCTTCCGCTTTAAGCCTGTACGGGAATCTTGGTAGCCAAACATTTGCAGACATCTGCACGCAGGGATGTCCTGATGACATTCGATTTGTGATGGCCTATGTAAAAGACAACTGTCTCAAGGAGGATGGCGGCGCTTACTACAGGGAACGCTGCACCAACAAGGCTAATTGCGGAACCTACACACAGGATAAGGATTACAAGAGCGTCCTTCGATCTCCTGCATTACGATTTAACAACCCGAAGAACAACAAGCTACTGCGTGCTTTGACCGTTGAGTTTGAGCACGCTCAGGCAGGCGGTAAGATGAGCCTGCGAGTAGGTAACGCAGCGCAGGCTGTTGATCCAAACAACCCCAAGTGCGGATTGCAGTGGCGTGAGCATGACGAAAAAGATGTGGCCTGCATTGCAGACCCAAGTGACCTAAGCCTCCGCGCCGTGGAGGAACTGACATGGCCGCTTTATGAGCAGGGAAGGAACCTGTACTACGAGCTCAGCGTGTACGGCACGGTGGGCAAGTTTGAAACCTCAGCGATAAGACTCTATGCCGAAACTAAAACGTCGTAGTGATGAAGACGGGGAAAGAGTCGATGAGCTTTTAAACGAGGCCCGAACAAGGACACTAACCCCAGAGGAGCTAAAGGAGATCGTATGGATACTGTCTCCTATCACAGACACTCCTGCTTTCTATTACGATGGGCAGGCGTTTTATTTTGATCACACATCAGGGGAGCTATACACAAAGCTCGATGGCGAGGAGCGTTCCTATGTTGGGCTAATCCCAGATGATCTTTCATCATTTATCTCTGGCGGCTCAGGGGGTAGAGGTGGTGGCATATTTGCTAGGCTTGCCCCTACTGCTAAAAGGTTAACGATTCCGCTACCTCCGTTCCCTAAGATACCCCCTAATGTGAAAGCCAAGTTTCCTGAGCTAACAGAAAGCTGGGATAAGTGGGAGGATTCCGTAGATCAGTGGGTGCAGTATGTTCAAAACCAGTTAAGTTAAATGCCTGAGTGGACGCCAGAAGAGGAGCTTCTCCTCAGCTACATGGACTTTTACGGGACTAGCCCCGATGAGCCAGTTGGCGCAACAAATTTCAGAGAGCTTCGGCTTACTGGCTGGAGCGAAAGGGATGAGAGAAACCTTAACTCTAACAACTGGAGGGAGTACATAAGCCAGTTTACCCCGGGGATTTTATCATACTGGCAAGCGGCTGCTGTAATGACTTTCGCCTTGCGAAGAGAACTAGCCGAGGATGAGTTGGATGTAATTACGCTTTGGTGGGACGCATTTAAAGAAGGCGATTATTACATGTATTATGACGGCGATAAGATATATGGCCATGCAATCCATCTTGATCCCTCAAAAGCCATTGATGATACCCCCACAATTTTAAGAGTCTCTGGGAATTTAAATTCCCAAGGTCAATTACAGTTACCTACTGTTGAGTTGGAGATTACCAAGCCTCGGGAAATACCCCAGTTTCCCCAATGGGATGATAAAATAATTAATAGGTTTCATCGTTCCACTGACCCAGAGATGCAGGAGTACACAAAGGCCATAGGAGACTGGTCTGCACTCATGCATAACGCCATCAGTCAGTTAGCTTAAAGCCACTCCCGTGTGTTAAAATGCAGCCGTTATGGCTGTTTTTGACAGGTTAAGAGATAAGCAGATCGTAAGGACGCAGGCGGCTCCACTGATGCAGACTTCTGTCCAGCAGCCGCAGGAACAAAAGAACCCATATCAAGTCCTTGAAACCCCCCGTTCATCCGAGCTTGCGGATAGAATTAAAAGCATTTTAGGCGCGGCAGATAAGCAGCAAAAAAGCGCAGACAAATCCATACGAAGCTATGAGTCAGCGCTAAAGCGTTCCCCAGCTAAGTCTTTTGCGGATCAGGAAAGCAATTACCTGTCCCGGTTCTTTGATTCCAGAGCACAGCAGGACTTGGAGGGCATGCGAACAAGGCAAGCTGACGCCCTCCGCAGGGCCGCTGACATTGCCCGAGGAAATGTTCGCCGCGACCTAAAGGCGGCTGGCTTTGCCAGCGGTGCTGGAAGTGGTAGCCGACTGGATCGGATGGCTCTGGATCGCAACATGGCCATCGAGGCAGACATTGCCAACCGCATGGCGGCTAGTGAGAGAGGGGACTACGATTATCTAAACCGCATGCGAGGTGCTGCTGTTGGACAGCGTGGCTCAATCTATGACCGTTTAGCTGGCAGGGAGCTTCTTCCCATGCAGGCGAGGCAGCAGCAACTCAACACACAGCTTGGATTGCTGGGCAACATTGGCCAGCAGCAAAGAGCGAACACATTGTATCACCTAGCTGAGACACCTGAGTACACCCAGAACAGGGAGTATCAAGCCATGCTCGCAGAGCAGGGGATACAGCCGATCCCGGGTACAGGGTACTCAATGGACATGTCCCAGACTGATCCGTTCGCAAGATTTCCCAAACAACCATTCATAGGATACGGGGTCAATCCACTGAATAACCTATACGGTTATCAGTATGCGGCTCCCCAATACAACTACCCAACTGTTTTAAGGCAGGTCTAATGGCTACTATATTTGAAAACCTACGGCGTACTGCGTATCAGCGCCCGTGGATGAAAAACTATAAGCCGATGTTCGGAGGATTATCCTCTGGCAGCGGCTCTAATCGTTTAGGTGCATCGAACTTCGCATCAGCGGGAACCCAGTACATGGATTCCCCGGGCGGCGAAGGCTTTCAAGGTGGCCAGAAGTTCTTCTCAGCGCTCACCCCGGGCATCGCGTATGACTCATTTGAGGAGGCACTGGCTGTAGGTAAGGAGGCGCAGGACGCTCAGGACATCGAGGACTACACTCGGTATGCCAAGTCGCTAGGGCTGCCAACTACTGCCCAAGGCTTTGATGGGTATCGCAAAGAGAAGGCGCAGCAACGACAGCTTGAGCAGCAGACTGCCCAAAAGAATCAGCAGCTTGCATTGCAGCAGGCAAACAGAGACAGGGAATTTGCCTTTAAGATGGCTCAGGCTAGAGAGTCAGCAGCTAGGGCAAACCGAGCGGCAGCGCAGGCTGATCAACGAAACAGGCTTTCCTACATGAACTACCTCCAGAAGCTGAACAAAGGAACTGGAACAGGTAGGGGCGGCTCTAGTTCTCGTAGCAGCGGCGGCAGTTCAGGTTCTCAAATAAACAGGTTAATGAGCGGCATCAAGGCTGGCGCTTACAATCAGTATAACCCAAATGAAATAGCTCAACTGGTTCAGCGTTATGGCGGTGACGAGATTGACCTTCAGACAGCGTTCGATGCTGTAGAGCAGTCCACTTTGGATCGCTCTACCAAAGCATCCACTGCAAGCCGACAAGCAAGTGACAGGGAAATCAAGCAGCAGGTCGATACCATCAACGGGTTGCTTCAAACAGATAATCTAGCTGAGTTAAAGAACGCTGATGTAGATGCTATCCCATACGAAACCGCTGCATTACTGCACAACAAGATAGACACTGTTCGCAATCAGGCTGAGCGAGACGCCATAATGTTGCAGCAGGCCAAGGATAAGATGGCTGCAATAGAGGCTGAAGAAGATGACGCTGAGGATTGGCAAACAGGAGATTATTTTAAGGAAAAGAAGGAAGAATTAATAAGCCGATTTCCAAATCACATCGTTGGTGATGCTGATAATTATAGTTATGTAGAACAAGATAAAGAGATAGGCGAAAGCCTAGCTGACATCAGCCCGTTCGCTGACCTGTTTATAAATGACAATCAGGATGAAGTTCCTGATGGGGGAACGATTGATGCCGCTAAGGAACTGCTTGATAACCCTGTCACAAGTGAGGACTCCTTTGATTTTAATCTTACCCCAGCAGAGCAGGCGCAAGCTGATGCTGTAGATGCTGCCCGATTGAGAGAGCAGCAAGAAGCGTTTGCTGAAAATTTAAGGCAAGGCAGGGATGATTTAGCAAGGTCAGCGGCTAATCAGGTTATGAACCCTGAGTCGGAAACAAGGCAGACATTAGGCCAGCTTGCTGATGCTTATAATGCTATCCGACCACGATCCATTCCCGGGGATGACTATGTTGATCAAAGAGACATTGATGAATTTAACAGACTAACAAGGCCAGAGACTGTTGCTGACCCAGTGCCTCCTGCATTTGTTGGCAGGGATACTTGGTTTAATGATCCTACTACCCCTTGGGATATGGGCTCTACCGTTGAAGGATCATCTATCCCTCAAGGAACTATGGCGTGGGAAAACATAAAGGCTATGCCGATGAGCACATTGGGGATTGCCCCAGATGCTTATAGGGCAGCTTTAATGGGCGAAAAAAGCCAGACAATTAGGCAGCCCATGCTAAACCCCACTGCGTACACAGGGGGAGTTAAGCCGAAGATCACGGCTGAGTATGCGAAGCGCCTGCTGCCAAGGTATATAGAGATTCAAAAGAACATGCCTAACCGCGACCAAGGCGTTAATGAGTCTGATTTTTTTGAACGCAATGCTATTGCCATGCTTTTGGAACAGTATGAAATTGTTGATAAAGAATTTTTATAATGCCAATTAAAGTTCACAAATTTGCCCCAAGACAAAACCTCCCTTCTTCAAGCGGAGGTTTATATAGTAAATACAAGCGTCTGTTTGACGATGAAGAGTACCGCAAGCTCGTAGCCGAGCAGGGTCAAACTATTGCTGAGCTAGGTGAGGACACCATAGAGACAGTCGGGGCTAACCTTTATGAGGGAACAAAGGCCACGCCTGAGGCTATGTACCAAACAGGTACAGAGTTATACGAGTTTGGGGCTGAGTTGTTTGGGGCTGGCGAGGATACAATGTACGACGCAAGGCAAGCTCGTCGTGCTGCTCAGGAGTTATCTGCACAAACAAAGCAGGAACTTGTCGGTGATGTTCCCGGTGGGGGTATAAGCGAATTTGGTTACGAACTTGGCAGCACTGCAACTCAAGAGATTCCCTTTATGATCGGCTCTGCTGGTGTTGGGACGGTTGCAAAAAAAGCAGGCCAGAAGATAGTCAAAAACAAGATACGACAACGCCTTGGTCAGGAGGCGCTTGAAGCTGCGCCTGACACTTTTGTTGGCAAGGCCGTAGGTAAGGCCATACAAGATCAGACCGAGAAGATCGGCACGCGAGCAGCCATATCATCAATGGCTGCAATACATGGAGCGCGTTCAACATCGGGAACATTTGGCGCTGCTACTGACAAACTGCATGAGGACTATTCCAAGGCTCTCAAGGCTCAGAACCCTGACATGCCGTGGCAGGAGATTGATCGGATGGCTTACGAGCAAGCTCGTGCTGATGCAGTTGCGCCTGCTGTAGCCAGTGGTGTTATTACTGCTGGATTAATTTCTGCCTTCGGAGCCACAGGTGTTGAGCGATTCTTTGCGAACCCAACTAAGTCGCGTCCAGTATTTCAGGAGTTCCTTAGCGCATTCGGATTGGAAGCAACTGAAGAGGGCGCGGATCAATTTCTTCAAGGTGTACTAGCCAAGCACAGCTACGATCCGTCTCGTTCTTGGGATTCGATCATGGCTGAGACAGCGCACGCTGGATTACTGGGTGGCACGATAGGCGTAAAGCTGGGTGGAACGAAGATACTTGCGGAGAGGGGTGTTGATTTCTATCAGAACAGACCTATCACGAAACGCTTAGCTGCTTGGGCTGAAAGGAGAGCAGGGGCAAGAGTCAAGGACAAGGAAGGGCTTGCCAAGTGGATTGAAGATCACACAGACACCAGCGGGACAGAGGCCAAGGAGGCTGCCGCTGCGATAGCCAGTGCTACAGATCAGATCAAGGCTAGGCTTAACAAGGAATCCCAAGGTGCATCTGAGCGTGAAGCTAAATCAGAAGCTGCACAGGAGCAGCGCCCAACTGAAGAGGAACTGGATCAGCGGGAGGAACAGGGCGAGGATGTTACTGTTGAGCGAGATGTTGCTGAGGAACTGAACCAGCATAAGGCGCGAGGCAGGGCGGCTGCCGAGGACAAGGTGGAGAACCCTGAGGAGATCGCCTCCCAGATAGAGGAAGAGGATTCCATTGAAGCTGCCGAGAAGTTTGTTGAAGGCTACAACGAGGTAGCAATAAAAGAAGAAACCGAGCAGGAAGAGTTTAGGAGTGAAGACCTAGACCAAGACTATTTTGATACCTTCCCGGGAGCAGAGGAAGAGGTAACCACTGAGCAGTCAGCAGTTACTGAACAGGAAGATGAGGCTCCTGTTAGGCAGGAAGACGATCCGAATCAGGAAGACTTCTTTGGCCTAATGCTGGCCCCAGCCGCAGAGCAAATCGCAACCAAGGAAGAAACCGATCAAGCTGATGTCGAGAACGACTCGATGGACTTGTTTGATCAGGCGCAGCAGCAGGTTGTCAACGAGGATAGGGATGTATTTGGGCCGCCAGTGGAAGAGGCACAGCGTGAGCTTGATCTCACTGAACTAGAAGAAGGCGAGGAGCGTGGCCGTGTCGATGTCCCTCAGCGCCCGCTTGGCCCGCCAGCGCCTGATCCGCAGCGTGACCTTGTTGTAGGTGAGGAGACTGAGCCTGACTTTACCACTGAGAACTTGGAGGCTAAAGAAGCCCCAGAAGATCAGTTTGTTTTGTCGATTGAAAGGCCATCAAAGAGCAGGCTGTCACACTACCAGAAAGCTGATGGTTACTATGCAGATGAGTACATTCACGTTGGCAAAAAGTTTGCGGACAATGGCAGGGAAGTCATTGTTAAACACAACCAAAACACTAAGAGCATAGACATTGGATTCTTTAATCAGCAGGGCAGATTCATCCCTACCCATAGGCTCAAAGATTATTCGCAAGTTAAAGAGTCAAATCAGAAGAGAGGAAACTCTCAACAGCCTCGTGCATATTTTATTCCGAAGCAGCTACTAAGCGACAAGAACCTAGCTAACACTGATGTCTGGGAGTTGGCTCCTCGCTCCCCAATACAAGCCAAGTTTGAGAAAGCTCAGGCGGCCCAAGTTGGTGAGTCCGAGATGGCTCGTAGAATCGTAAGCAATGTCAGTGATCCTGTTCTTCGTGAGACATTGCAGCTAATGCTTGCTAATGGTCAGCTTGGCGTTGAGTCGGTTAATGCCTTAATACTCGCTGCCAATCAATACAAGCCTAAGGGGGCTAAGCGGGTAAACCCCAGAACACTTGCTGATCGTGGTGACGCTGAAGGTCTTGCCGAGAATCTTGAGAAATCAATCTCCCTGCTACGCGATAAGAATTTATTTTCCCAAACTGTTAAGAAAGGTGATGCGGGCTTTACCGAGGAAGCGGTTAATAGCTTGGTTGCAGGGCTAGAGGCTAGGACAGATTTAACTGTTAATGATCTCAAACTTGTAGATAAGGGGAGGGCTGATGAGGAGTTCCTAGCTGCTGAGTTTGAGCCTACCGAAGTCAATAGAAACCGGGGATTCCGAGCCAGCGTTAAGCAAAGTAATAAAAGGGACAATGACCAAAGAGGTCTTGCTCAGGTGGTAAATGAAACAACTACTACCAGTGAAGGGGCTGAGGTCAAAAGAGTTGAGGTTGAGTTAGTGAATCCTGAGAGGATTCCTTTAACAATGTTAACTGACTCAATGAACGCTTTGTTCCAAGGAAAAGGAATTGAGTTTGCTATCAACAAGTCAGGAGATAAGCCAACGCTTAGCGTTTCTGGAAAAACTGAAGCTCTGGATGAATCAACCCTCAATAGCATTCGGGGCGTAGCTGCACATGTCAGCATGAAGGCCAAGAATGCTGAGGTTAATTCTAAGTACCAAGCTGTACTGGATAAGATCGCATCAATAAACAGGCCGCAGGACAAAAGAAAACGAAAGCATGGTGAGTATAAGACGGAAGGGTTGACTGAAGATGAATACAAGGCAACTGAAGTGGGGCGCAGAGGGAAAAAGAGACTCACTGAGAATGACAAGAAAGTATTAGAAGAGGGTGGGGCAATCCCTGAGTGGTGGGCAGGTATTTTAACCCCTTCAAAATTAGGCAAGGCTGGCGCAGATAGAATCCAAGAAGGCCCACAAAGAGGCGAAATCCAACCTGCATTAAATTTATTTAATCCTACAGGCAAGAAGCCTGCGAAAATTAATAAAGTCATAATCGAGAAGAGCCAACTAGATGAAGGGGTTGAGCGCTACAGTATTGATGGCAGGCAGGTATTCATTATTAAGGATAAACGAGATGGTAGGTACTATTACACAATAGGCTCTCGACCCTCTACCGAGAACATTGGCGTTGCGATGGATGCCACTGTTAAGACTCCGTTACAGGCGAAGAACTTTATTGTCGGCCAGATCAACAACCTAAACAAGGAGCTCAAGCTCGCTCCGCTGTCACTGCTTATCGGCAAAGCGAGAGACACCTTCGGGCAGGAGCAGCAACAAGCTGTAGAGGTAGAGGCGGCAGAGGGCGAAGGAGCAAGTGTCGAAACCAGAGGTAGATGGAGAAGTAAGGTTCAACCATCAGAGCCAATGCCTCAGGTTGAAGGCGTTGAGCGCCAAGACCCCAATGAACCAGCAGCATACAAGACAGGCAGGGAGATGCCTAAGGGCTTTGTCCTTGAGCGAAGAAAGCTGATCCCTGCTGCCAAGCAGTTCGATAACGATTTCCGAGCCAGTGTCGGGTTGCCTCCTGTAACCAAGCAAGGAGGCAGGTATGCTTTACCCTCAAGTCC